GGCACACACACTGGCACACACCCTGTCTCGCCGATGTCCCCCGTCACACGCGGCATGAATCACGGATCATGGTGCATGAATGGCACGCGATGATAGTGAATTGAGCTGTGAGTAAGGGGGCTATTCACCCCGATCCTCCAGATTGACAAGAACCATGCTGAGAAACACAGGGGCCAATAAGACCCCCATGAGAATTGCGAACTGAATCATGAGTCATGCTCCACGTCTGGGTAGTTGCAGTAGACGGGGTCAGCGTCAGGTTCAAGCCAAGGGTCAGGGTCTGCAAATTCGCAGTGGACAACTGAGGTATATCCGTCACCTACGAGTAAGCCATTACACTTGGGGCATTGTTGGTCAGGTGTCATGATGATCTCCAATTAGAAGGTGATTGCGCCAGCGATGAAGGCAGTGAGGAACTTGCCGGGGTTGCGCTTGACGGTGTCGACGATGTCGTGAGCGGAAGCAGTGACAGCCATCTTGTATACCTCGGCGGTTGCTTCGCGTTGCTGGTCTTCATCAAGACCCATGAAGTCAAAGGCTTGTTGCATTGATTTGGTGCGTGGGATGTCGAAGTTGTGGAATCTCATGGTGATCTCCTTATCGGGTGTATTCGAATTCAACGGTGCTGATAGGCCAGCCGTGTTGGTTGCCGTAGGTCATGCAGAGGAAGTCGCGGTGTTGCTCGGCGTCTTCGCGGGTCTCAAAGAGGGTGTCGTGTCCCTCGATGGTGTAACGGACAGCGGTATCGGTCTCGAAGTTGAGCTCGATGGTTGGGTCTTCGTACAGGTCGAATGGAAGGTCAAACTGTTGCATGATGTAACTCCAAGTAAGCGAGCGTCATAGCTCACAAACATCAACGGGCAAGCGCGAGGAACGAGTGGTTGAAGGGGGTTACTGACAGACAAGGTTCATGTATATCGACATGCAACAAGGTTCCAAAAACGGAAAAGGGGAAAGGGGTGCGTAACTATCCGGCAAGGGAGACAATGTCTCAGCGATTCAGAAATAGTTTTCAAATATTTTTTTGCAATATTTTTTTAAGGCCCTATCTTCCAAGGTGAGCTACTTGGGGGGACAGGCCGTGGGATTACGGATCTGTACGACGTGTAAAGAAAAGCTACCAGACAACAAATTTGAACAATATCCGTCTGGAACATGGCGCAAGAAATGTACGCCATGCCGCATGCTGCAGAAAAACCGCAAACGCTACGAAAACATGGGCGGCTCGCATGAGGCATATCTCAGGAATCTTTTCGCAAAGCTAAGGAGCACGCGCAGAAACACACACAGCTTCTCGTTGACCGCGGAAGAAGTGCTGCAGCAGTGGGATTTACAGGAAGGAAAGTGCGCGGTATCAGGTGTAGCACTGACTCATCACCTCGATGGGTCAGGCAAGAAAGAGTTCAACGCATCTATAGACCGCCTAAACAACGACGAAGGTTACTCCAGGGAGAACGTGCGTCTTGTCGCGTATCGAATCAACATAATGCGACACACCTTATCCACTGACATGTTCTGGTGGTGGGTCAAGACAATACACGACTACGCTTGTGATTAAATATTAGTGGGGGTAATATATAGGCATGTCCGATCACACTGAAGCTTATGCGGTAGAAGGGCTTTTAGAAGCCCTTGTTGGGATCGGACTAAGAGAAAGCGGCCAAGAGGTACTTGTGTACGATGCCGCACGCGTTGAAGAACTATTGCAGAGCCGTGGTTACGAGCTCTCGTTGTGGGCGTTTTTACAGGAGCTAGATATAGCTGACCTGGGTGAACGCGCACCTATGTTTGTTTGGTTGGACGACGATTTAAAAAATGAAATCACGGGCGGAACTACAGGAGGAAAGTATCGACTCCATTAAAGATGGGGTTGATCTTACTCACACCGAATTCCAAGCACACATGCCTTACATGGGCGTGCATCATGGAACATTAACCGTGCAGCAGGAAAAGCTCGTCATGCTCGTTGCATCAGGAATGTCCATCAGGGCAGGGTCTCGTGCTGCAGGTTACAAGAACTACGACTGCGCGTTGAAAGCCATGCGTCGCCCCGAGATGAAAAAAGCGCTCGACTACTTCCGCGAACAAGCGCGGGAGACGGTGAAGTTCACAATTACCAATGCTCACGGCATGTATATGGAGGCGTACACCGCTTCATCAAATGCCACGGAGATGAAGAACACAACAGATTCACTGGTTAAGTTGCACGGCCTCGTGCAGCAGGAACCGCAAGCTCAGGTAAATGTGCAGATAAACGCAACGGCTAAGCAGCTGGAACGCCTGTCTGATGAGGAGCTGATCAAGATCGCAGGTAAAGAAACGGCTTACTTGGAGCCATCTGTTGCCGAATGAAATTATTAAACGTGAGTGTTCTAACTGCAAAACACTGCAGCCAGAAACGCTGTTTGCAAACGACATAATCGACACCTGCGTTTACTGCTTAGCCGCTATGGCAGAAGCGCTACCAGCACCACAACTTTCAGAGACAGAAGTCTACGAACCGGAGCCGAGGGAGGGCACACTTGAACAAAAAGCTAAAGCAGAGCTGGCGTTACGCATCCTCACACGAAAGCGTCTCCTCCCTTTTGTCGAGCGCTTTAACGCCGATTACCAAGCTGGTTGGGTCCATAAAGACATCTGCCAACGGCTGGAGCAGTTCAGTCGCGACGTGGCTGAAAAGAAGAGTCCAAGACTTATGCTCTTTATGCCACCTCGCCATGGAAAAAGTACGCTGGCGTCAGTTTCGTTCCCGGCTTGGCATCTCGGCAGGCATCCTGAGCATGAATTTATCTCTTGTTCGTATTCGGGTTCGCTTGCGATGGGCTTTAGTAGGAAAGTCCGTCAACTCCTTCGTGAGCCAACATATAAAACCGCTTTTCAGACGCGTCTGGACAAAGACTCCCAAAGTGCGGAGGCATGGCTTACTACTGGAGGCGGTGGCTACGTTGCTGCTGGTGTCGGTGGCGGTATCACTGGTAAGGGCGCACACGTCCTTGTCATCGACGATCCTGTAAAGAACCGTGAAGACGCTGAAAGTCAGAATAATCGCGACGCTAACTGGGACTGGTATACGTCGACTGCTTATACACGCCTCGCTCCTGGCGGTGGCGTATTGGTCATTCTCACTCGGTGGCACGACGACGATCTGGCTGGACGACTACTCAAAGCCGGGGCGGAAGGCGGAGACGAGTGGGCCGTCGTTAAATACCCAGCTATCGCAGAAGAAGACGAAGAGTTCAGGCAGTACGGAGAGGCCCTGCATCCCGAACGCTACGACGTGCCAGCTCTCGAACAGATACAGAGAGCCGTTGGACCGAGAGATTGGTCGGCCCTCTACCAGCAGAATCCGGTGGCCGATGACGGTGACTACTTCACACGTCAGATGATTCAGTACTACGACCCAGAGGATCTCGACTACAACCAGATGCGCTACTACGCAGCATGGGACTTGGCGATCGGTAAGCGCGATCGGAACGACTTTTCAGTTGGCATGGTTATTGGCGTCGATGAGTACGACCAGCTGTTTGTAATGGACGTGGTGCGTGGCGAAGTTTGACGGTTTCGAATTGGTGGAGCAGATCCTCGACCTCTACGAGTGTGGAAGCCCAGCATCATTGGTATCGAGAAAGGACACATCGAGATGGCCCTCGGGCCGTTTCTCGAGAAGCGTGTCCGCGAGCGTGGCTTTATGAGGCGTACTTTCAAGGACCTTAAGACAGGACGCAGCGATAAAGAAGCACGAGCACGAGCGATCCAGGGACGGATGCAACAGGGCATGGTGTTTTGCCCAGAGATGAAGAATTTACTGGGCCCTTTGGTAGCAGAGTTATTGCGCTTCCCGAACGGCGTACACGACGATCAAGTCGATGCACTTGCTTGGCTCGGTCTGATGATGACCGAGTTTCGACGTACCAAGCGACCAGTTATACACGCCTCTTGGCGAGATCGCTGGTTCACTTGGAGGCAGAGCGTCACTAAAATCAGCTATGAGCGCATAACATGGCATACAAATCAAGGATGACGAGCGGCTGAGCAACAGGAAGTAGCTTCCAAGCAGTGGGATCGATATCCGAGCGACGGGATCAACGGCCACCTTGAATACATCGACATGGCAAGAAGTGCGATGACTTCTACCGAGGTGATCAGTGGGACCGAGATGATGCTGCGATCCTAGACAGCGAAGGGCGCCCCGCTCTGACCATTAACACGATTCTCCCTACTGTTAATACGATTCTTGGTGAGCAGTCCACACGCAGAGCAGACGTACAGTTCAAACCGCGAAGCGCAGGCGAGAGGCCGTAGCTCAGACCCTGACCAAGTTGTACATGCAAATAGCCGACAACAACAAGTTGGATTGGGTCGAGCAGCAGGTATTCAGCGACGGTTTGATCATGGATGGCCGTGGCTATTTTGATGTCCGTATGGACTTCAGCGATCACGTTGAAGGCGAGATCCGCATAACCGCCAAAGACCCGCTCGACATTCTGATCGACCCAGACGCCAAAGACTCAGACCCCAAGAGCTGGAACGAAGTCTTCGAGACTAAGTGGATGACGCTGGACGAGATCGAAGAGCTGTACGGCAAAAAGAAGGCCGAGGATTTGCGCTTTATTGCTGAGAACGGATCTGGGTTCGGCAGAGATTCCATTGAGTACGAGGAGAATCGTTTCGGTGATACAGACTCTGCGGACGACTATTTCGGCGCAGGTGTCCCCGGCGAAGACGAGTACCGCAACGTCAGAGCGCTGCGGGTTATCGAGCGCCAGCACAAACGCATGCACCGTGTTGACTGCTACGTGGACCCTAATACAGGCGACACGAGAGATGTACCAGAGAACTGGTCTGACGCTAAGGCCAAGAAGTTCGCTAAGCAGTACGGCCTAGACATTATTAGTAAGGTGAAGCGGCGAGTCAGGTGGACTGTGACATGCGACCACATCGTGCTGCATGATGACTGGAGCCCGTATAACGATCTCACCATCGTGCCTTTCTTCGCATATTTCCGCAGAGGTCGTCCGTTCGGTGTTGTTCGTAACCTTCTCTCTCCACAAGAACAGTTGAACAAAATTGCTAGCCAAGAGCTGCACATAGTTAATACCACAGCTAATAGTGGCTGGATGGTGGAAAGCGGATCGCTAGTTGGTATGACTGCTGATGACCTCGAGGAGCATGGTGCTGAGACGGGTCTAGTACTTGAATATGCTCGAGGCACTAACCCCCCAGCAAAGATCCAGCCGATCAGATACCTACTGGGCTTGATCGTATCGGTCAAAAAGCCCAGTCCAATATTCAGAGTATCTCTGGTATCAACGACTCGATGCTCGGTACTGACAAGGCAGAGGTATCAGGTGTTGCTATTCAGGCGAAACAGAACCGTGGCGCGGTAATGATACAGGTGCCGCTGGATAAACCTTGCAAAAACACGACAGTACTTAGCAGAGAAAATTCTGAACCTCATTCAAACCTTCTACACCGAAGAGCGTGTTATTCAGGTCACAGACGACAGTGACCCGCTGAAACCTAGAGAGCCTATGGTAGTTAACGAGATGACCCCCGAAGGTCAGATTCTCAATGACTTGACCCTTGGTGAGTACGACGTAGTTATTGCTACTGCACCTGCGCGCGACTCGTTTGATGAGGTTCAGTTCGCTGAAGCCCTCAACCTTCGCCAAGTGGGCGTGGCTATTCCTGATGACGCGATTATTGAGTATAGCCATCTCGCCAAGAAGGGTGAGCTCGCCAAGCGTATCCGTCAGATCACAGGTGCTGAGCCGCCCACACCGGAGCAGGCCGAGGTTATGGCGATGCAGCAACAGATGGCTATTCAGAAGTTGCAGCTTGAGATCGCGCAGCTCGATGCAGACGTTAAGAAGACGCAGACCGAAGCCGCACTCAACGCTGCCAAAGTTCAGGATATTGCCGAGGTTGATCCGCAGGTCAGAGTCGCTGAGCTGCAAGGCAAGATGAGCATGAAGGAGCAGGAGCTCGCGCTTCGTAGAGAGCTGTCAGCGGCCACAAACGATATCCGTCAAGGACAAACCGAGACATCTGCTGCGACCAAGATAGCCACCACCGCTATGCAGCAATCTCGAAACAACCCCCAACCCCAATAGGACTTTGATATGAGTAAGAAAGAAGAAGCAACAGAAGAAAAAGCACTTGAGTTTGATGTAATGCCAGGGGCTGATAAGCCCGAGGATGATGACTCCCCCACATTAGATTTAAGTTTTGAAACACCTGAAGAGGAGCCAGAAAAAGCTGAAGAAGTTGTGGCAGAGGACGAAACGGAAGAGCCCGTTGCCGAAGAATCTGAGGAAACCGTGGCTGAAGAAGAAAGCGTCGAACAGCCCGAAGAGGGAACTGAACAGGACGACGCAGAAGTAGAAGAGGAAGTTGAGGCGAAAGAGACCCCGACTCCCGAAGATAAACCAGTAAAGAAGCCGATGGTTCCAAAAGCGCGTTTAGATGAAGTGCTAGCGAAGCAAAAAGCACTACAAAAACAACTAGACGAGATAAACGCAGCAAATGAAAAAGCAGAGGAAGCGCCCGAATCTTACGATTTCGATGCAAAAGAGGTCGAATACCAAAATATGGTACTTGATGGCGAAACGGAGAAAGCAGTTGCTCTCCGCAGAGAGATCCGAAAGGCCGAACGCGAGCAGTTAGAGTACGAAATGCGCCAAGAAATGAGTCAGACGGTGAATCAAGACCGCCAGATGACCGCATTACAACAGGCCGCGAACGCTATGGAAGAGGCTTATCCTGTTTTTGATCGCAATTCTGATGATTTCAACGAAGACATCACCAACGAAGTCGTTGAACTGCGCGACGCATTCATGATGAAGGGTTATGAGGCGGTAGATGCACTGTCTCGAGCTGTGAAATACGTCGTTAAAGACCATGATTTAGACCAAGCGCAAGAAAGTGCGCCAAGTTTAGCTGGGAAAGCGCAGAAAACTGACGAAGTTGCCAAAAAACGGGCCGAGGTAAACAAAAAGCTCAAAGCAGCTAAGTCGCAACCGCCCGAGTTACCTGGGGAGAGCTCTGCTGCACGCGGGGAGAAGGCGTTGGACATTAGCAACATGACGGAAGACGAGTTTAACGCGCTTCCTGATGCAACCATCAAACGATTGCGAGGAGATCTCTTGTAATGCCTAGTGAAAAAGACTCTCGACTAAAGCGAGCGGGTGTATCTGGCTTCAACAAGCCAAAACGCACCCCCTCTCACCCGAAAAAGTCGCACATCGTGGTGGCGAAGGAAGGTGATCAGGTCAAAACCATTCGTTTTGGTCAACAGGGCGTCAAAACCAACCAAACGGCGGGGCAGAGGAAGGCATTTAAGTCACGTCACGGTAAAAACATCGCTAAAGGAAAGATGTCAGCCGCGTATTGGGCCGACAAAGTTAAATGGTCGCCAAGCAAGACCAAATCACCCTCAAACAAATGGAAAAAAGGAAGCTAGTTATGCCAAACGTAGGTGGAAAGAAGTACCCATACACGAAAGAAGGCCGCGCGGCGGCAGCTAAGGCAAAGGCAAAGGCTAAGCCCAAAGCCAAGGCCAAGGCTAAGCGTAGGAGCTACTGAACCAATGGCCCGAAAAGACGAAGCGAAATGGAAGCGCATCGTTGCATCAGTAAAAGCTGGTTCTAAAGGCGGGAAGCCGGGGCAGTGGAGCGCTAGGAAGGCGCAACTGGCTACGCAGCGGTATAAAAAATCCGGTGGCGGCTATACAGGTCCCAAGACTAAAGAGCAGAAATCTCTTTCGAAGTGGACAAAAGAGAAGTGGGGCACCAAGAGCGGGAAGAACAGTACACAGGGCAGCAAAGCTACTGGCGAGCGGTACTTACCGAAAAAAGCCCGTGAGTCTTTAAGCAAGAAAGAATACGCCGCTACCTCTCGTAAGAAGCGTGCTGACACCGCAAAAGGGAAGCAGTTTTCTTCGCAGCCGAAGAAGATTGCAAAGAAAACATCTCGATACAGGTGAGGCCATGGTAGTTACAGGGTATAAATGGCTTGCTTCATATTATTACCCACGCTAATATGATTTTTACGTCCATCCCTACGACATGGGGTCGGCCCGTAGCCGTAAAAAACGTACTCCTCGCCTGCAAAGGCGTTAAACCTGCCGAGGTCGCACCTCGTAAATAAGCGCTAGTTCGTTGTCCCACGATACGGGAATACGGATTAGCCGCTCCTTTAAGTCGGCTGATAAGGCGGCGCGTGCCGCATAAATTATTTCGTCAATTTAATAGGAGGCCATCATGGCTTTAACAAATTTCGGTACGCTTACAGGCGACCAACTCCAAACTTGGAGCCGCGACTTCTGGAAAGTAGCTCGCAACCAATCTTTCATCAACCAGTTCGCTGGCACAGGTTCTAACGCTATGGTTCAGCGAGTAACTGAACTTACTAAGAACCAGAAAGGCACTAAAGCTAACATCACTTTGCTAGCTGACATGACTTCTGACGGCATCACCGGTGACAATACTCTGGAAGGCAACGAAGAAGCCCTTCGCGCGTATGACATCACCATTGAGCTGGATCAGCTGCGTTTCGCTAACCGCATCGCGGGCCGATTGCCGATCAGAAGACTGTTGTTAACTTCCGTGAGCAATCTCGTGACGCACTTGCTTATGCAATGGCTGACCGTATGGACCAGTTGGCGTTCTTGACTCTTGTCTGGTGTTGCTTACACTCAACAAACAATGGTGCTCTGCGTACTACTTCTGGCACTGCTGGTCATGAGCTTGTCTGATCTGGAGTTTGCTTCAGACGTTTCTGCTCCTACACTGAGATCGTCACCGTCGTTTGGGACGCTACTATCGTAGCTGGTGACACTACTGCATTACGCTAGCTGACAAGATCGGCTACGCACATCGTTAACTTGAAGGCTTATGCCAAAGATAACTACATCCGTGGTATTCGTGGTGCCGGTAACCAAGAAGCTGTTCCACATGTTCGTTACTCCACAGCAGATGGCTGCTCTGAAGCTAGACTCTGACTTCCTTGCTAACGTCCGTAACGCTGGTGTTCGTGGCCCAACAACGAGCTGTTTGCTGGTTCTTCTAGCCTGATGGTTGACGGCGTCATGGTTCATGAGTTCCGACATGTCTTCTCAACTGAAGGCGCAACGTCTGGTGCTTCTGCCAACGCTGGTGCAGCTGGCTACAAGTGGGGTGCTAATGCCACCGTAGACGGAGCGCGAGCCCTGTTTGTCGGCGCTCAAGCACTGGCTATGGCTGACATCGGTCTGCCTGACATCGTAGAAGACACGTTCGACTACGGTAACCAGCTGGGTATTTCGGTAGGCAAGATCTTCGGTCTTCGCAAGCCTAAGTACAACAGTGACATAAACGGCGGCGTAGAAGACTTTGGAGTCATCTGCCTCGATACCGCTCAGTAAAGTCCATGGCCCCCTTCGGGGGGCCTTTTTCTCAAGGAGCTTTATACAAATGAGAAACCCGGGCACTAGACGCAGACAAAGAAGGGCAGCTACTCGTTCTAAGGCGAGGGTTGAACCAAGATCACCTAAGAGGTACTCCAGCGGAATTGCAAGAGCTGCTGCTAGCTCTGGAAGTGCAAATACAAAGACTAATCGTAACTACGATGCATCACCGGCACCCGAAACAAAAGGGGGCAAGCGTAATCCTAGGGCTGTCGCGTCAAGCAAGTCGCGAGACGCTACAGGCGGCGTGAAGACCAAGGCCGGTACTTATAAGACGTTTAGAAAGGACTCCACAGCAGCGAAGGATTTTAGATCTGCTTTCGCAGCTGCAAGAAAGAAAGGCTACAAGACTTTTACTTGGAACGGCAAAAAATACACCACTAAGACTAAATAGGATTTTTCATGAAGATTATCTGCAAGGAGCCTCTCAGAGTCGCCACTCTGTCTGGGGCCGTAGTGCTATTTGAAGCAGGCGTACCTCGCGAAGTAAGCGAGGAAATCGGGAAAGCAGCATTGGTTATGGGCGCGGACATCGTGTCGGACTCATTAAAAGAAACGCCGGTAGCTGCACCGGAAGAAGAGACCGGGGCCGAGAAGACGTTGGCTCAAGTTATGGAAGATATTATCGAGGCGGCGAACCCTGGTGATTTCAAAGCAGATGGAACGCCAAAAGCTACCGTCGTAAACAAGTATGCAGGGCGTTCTGTCACTACGACAGAACGTGAAGAGGCTTGGGAGCAAGCTCTTAACTCTTAAAGCGAAGGGTCTATATGAGTGTCACAGTAGCAAGCGTTATAGACAGAGTGCAATCGGTGATACAGGACGCCAGTGGCATTCGATGGCCCGAGGCTGAGTTAATACTGTGGGTTAATGACGCGCAGCGTGAAATTGCGCTGATTAAACCTGACTCTACTGCTACTAACACCACCGTCACACTTGCCACTGGTACTAAGCAGGACATTCCTAGCTCAGGCAATCGGTTGCTTCGGGTTGTTCGAAACATGTCCGCTGCGTCAAATGGAACGGGCGGCAGAACTATTAGACTAGTTTCCGAGGAGATTCTGGACGCGCAGACCCCTAGCTGGCATGACCCGGCTGTAACTGGGGATGCAAAACACGGGACTCAAGTGAAGCATTATGTTTATAACGATGAGAACCCCCGTAACTACTACGTCTATCCTGGGGTAAGTGGTAACGCTTACATCGAGATCGTTTACTCAGCAAACCCAGCGACTGTCGGCGCAAGTGACAACCTTGCAATACCTGACATCTTCGGCACAGCCGTAATGAATTACGTCTTATACATGGCTTTCATGAAAGATTCTGAGTACGCAGGTAACGCTCAGCGCGCAGGTGGTCACTACCAGTTGTTTACAACGGCTGTTGCGGGTAAGGGGCAGATCGATGTCGTGACGAGCCCTAACGCTGATAGCGCAAGGCCGGGAGTATAACTATGGCTACAACTTACGAGACGCTGCTCCCTGAAATAATGCCGATGGTGCCGGGCTGTCCTGACACCCTAATAGAAAACAACATCCGCGCAGCGGCGATCGAGCTGTGCGAGAAAGCGCCTGTGTATCAGCAGGAGCTAGACCCTGTCACAACGGTCGCTAACATTTACGAGTACGACTTGGAGCCACCAAGCGGGGCGGTCACCCATAAAATACTGTGGGTAACGCATCAAGGGCACGACTTAGAGCCTATCTCTACGGGATTGCTAGAGCAGCGTTTACCGAAGTGGCGGGACGCGAGTAATGCGGGTACGCCAAAGTATTTTGTGAAGGTGACGCAGGCCGCGTTCTGGCTCGCTCCAGTCCCAAACGCCACAGAGTCACAGGCGGTCATCCTGCGAGCTCAACTGAAGCCAACATATACGTCTACCGCCTGTGATGACGGCGTTATGACTGATTACCGCGACGCAATTGTACAGGGGGCACTGTTCCGCCTGTTGCGGATGCCCAGTAAGGATTGGACTGATTTTGGTGGCGCACAGGTATACGGCACCCTTTTTCAGCAGAGTATTCAAGAAGCCGAGCGCAGATCGCGCCATGAAGATATGCCAATAGCCAGGAAGGTGAATTATGGAGGGTTATACCGCTCCCCCAAGCACTCAAAAAACCGATATGGAAGAGAAGTCTAGTGACTGGGTTCTCTCAGATATTAGGTCGCATTGGTACTGGGTTAGGCCAGCGCTTGAAGAAATTATTGATGAAAGTTTGTTTGTGGACCTCATACCCGAAGATGTTTATGCAGCATGTAAAGCAGAGGATGCACATCTTTGGGTTTCAGATGTTGGGTTTGTTGTGACTACAGTCACTACAGAGGCATACACCGGGGTGCGCTCTTTACTCTTGTGGTTCTCGTATGCCCGTCAGCGTGGTGACGCAGTGGGGATTAGCCATTGCGCTTTTTTCGAGCAGGTCGCTCGGGATATTGGCGCTAAGTACCTAGAAACAAAAACAGCGAGCGTAAAGCTGGCCGAGTATTTACAGGAGAAAGTCGGTTGGGAGTTAGAGCTCCTTACTTTAAAGAAGGATGTAAGACATGGGTAAAGGTCCAGAGAAAGTTAAACCCTCAGAAGCCGAGAAAGTTTCGGCAGGGGTGGCGAAGGCGGAGTACGACCGGTTTAAGCAGCTGTATGACCCTTTGCTGCAGCAGATGCGTGACAAGTCGATGACTGACGATTACAAGACTACGTTGCGAGGCAGGGCCAACGCCGACACGCAGCAAGCGCTTTCCGGTGGGGGCTTTCAAGAGACGCAGAGAGTCAATGCAGCGGGCGATCGTTCTGCTGCGATACAAGGTCAGCTTGGTCAAGCAAATGCCGCCGCCAAAGGCATCGAGAACACCATGAAGACCGGCGTTCTTGGGACTGCTAGGGGACAAGCGGCAGAGGCGCAAGTTGGCCTAGCAAAAGCTTCTCGACTTGGCGCCTCTGAGGCACTCACTAAAGCGAAAGCCAACCAGCAGGTTTCCGCTGCTAAGTACAGAGCTGGCGGTCAGTTGGCAGGCGCGGTTGCTGGAGGGGCGCTCAACAAGTATCTAGATGCTAACCCAGATGCGGCAAAGTCAGGTTTTGGTAAGTTCGCGCAAAGCTTTACCGACAACCTTGCGGCGCAAGGAGGTATTTGATGTCAATCGGAAACATTCCAGACGTAGCGGCTATACAGCGCGGCAGCAATCCCACCACTGGCGGAAACCCCTATACAAACGGGCAGATCCCAACAGTGAGCGATCCCGACAAGACTTACGCTGACATGACTCGTCAGCAGTATCTCGACTACGTCAATGAATATGGGCAGTTTGAAGAGGATCTGATCAATCAAGCGCAAAATGATACTGGCCTCATCGATCAGGCGCGCGAGGACGTGGCGGGTGCCCAGCAGATGGCAAGTGATGTTGCACAGCGCAATATCAGTCGTTACGGCGCAAGTCTCACACCAGCACAACAGCAAGAGATGCAGCGCAGTCTGGGTAGGAGTAACACGCTCGGTGGGATTCAATCTATCTCGGACGCTCGCTTAGCACAGCGCGACGCGAACCAGAGAGCCTTATCGGACCTTATTAATATTGGGCAGGGCGTAAATCGCTCGTCTCTGCAGCAGATGGGGTCTGCCGCTGCCGACGCAACTGCTCGGAACAACGCATATACGCAAGCCAAGGCTGCTTCAAAAGCCCAAACCTACGGAATGATCGGTAGTTTAGGGTCGGCAGCAATCCTCGGCGCGTTTTTACTGTAAGGAAAAACTATGAGCGTTTTAGCAGGTCTTGGTATGGGTTTGGCGGGAGCTGGGGCGGCTATTTCCGCCAGAGACGCGCGCGAACGCGACGAACGACAGCTTGTCCTCAACGAACAACAGGGGGCGCGTCTAGCTACTGAAGAACGAGAGCGATTAGACGTAGACGCCGCGAATGGCACCATGACGTTAATTAATAACGCGGGGTTTTGGAACGCCACTAAGACTCGCATCGACGGCAAAAAGTTATCTGCGGGGCTAGAAGCTGGTGACGCTCAGGCTAGAAGTGTGGCGCTTGGTATTGCCAGATCGAATGGCTTAATTGATCCCTCAGTAAAAGACGCTAGGTGGGTCAAAGGACCAAACGACGAATGGGTTATTCAGACTTCCAATGAGGACGGCTCATTTGGCGTTATCACGTTGGACGGCAGTAACGACCCGAATGCTCCAGTTGCTTCATTTAAAACCCTTGAAGAATTTGTCGACGTAACGAATGAAGCCCTAGCGGACACATTGAGGATTCAAACGAAATTTGATAATGCTACGGCACTTGAGGCTGAAGGCATCGTGACTGCTGACTACAGGGGGGTTGAAGAAGCGATAGCAGGCTTGCCCCCTGAGCAACAAATAGCAACAAGAAGAGGCGTAGTAGCAGGCGCTGCACAGATTAAGGACCCAGCTGAGAAGCAGAAGTTTATTGATTCCGTTGCATCCGGTGAGCCGCCCGCTGAATCCGAAACTCCAGCGCCAGAAAATACTATGACTCCTGATGAGGAGCCTACGCAAGCCCCGCGCCCAAGCCGAGGTCCGCTTGCAGTTATGGGCGAGCAAGAGCAACGGGGGCTCGACGCTCGCGAAAGACTAAACAACACACGCGCTGAGCGGCGAAGAAGTCAGCTACCTGACGAAATAGCAGCTGCGGAGGCCGACCTTGCCCAAATTCAAGCAGACTTCGAGGAACGTGGTGTTAAGCCACGACGCCAGGGAGCGAACGGGGAGCTTGAGCATCCCGCTATTCAACAGCGCAAAGACAAGATTACCGGCTTGAAAGCAGAGATGGCCGAGCTCGAACCCGCAACATTCACCATGGACACCCCTGAGCAGCAGGCGTCTGTCGATAAAGTGGTTGAACAAACCAAGGACATGCCGACTGATCAGGTAGTAGAGAAGGTTATGTCCGGCGAAATTACTGTCTCGCCAGAGGAGCAAGCGGCGATAGCAACACAGCTGCAGCAAGCAGGCGTGGAAACTGTCGCTGACTTGGCAAGCCTTAAAAACAGTAAAGACCGTGCCATGGCTCGGGTAGCGATGATCGCAGCTGTCGGCGGCACAAGTAATGACAGGGCTCCAGATCGCGCTACTCAACGACAGATGCTGGCTGAAATTAACAACATCTTTGAGACAGGCACCGCATCAATGTCTGCGAAAGACGCAACGACCCTAGATCTACAACAGCAAAACGTGGATCTGCGTTTTGCTGAGTTTGAGCGGGCGGTTTATAACGATAGGCGAGACGCAGTGCAGCTGGCGGCAACGGCTGGCTCGGAAATGCTTAAAGAGTGGGGCAAGATAAAAGAGGAAGAGGGCGATAATTTTGAAGCAGCGATGCGCTTCCTAAATACTCAGGCGGCACCCTTTATTAATGAGTATAGAAATAAGCCAGAATGGCTGCAGAAAGCATACAAAGACGCACTAAACCCCGTCGTATCTGAAATTCTTGCCGCTTATGCCTCGCAAGAGGAAGGCGGTTTGTCTGAGTCTTTCCTATCTATATTCCGTGGGGATATTGACCGCGAGAATATTTCTAAGACCGACTTCGATCTAAACCGCGTTATGGGCGACTTTACTAACGATGACCCACCAAAGCTGAAGGGTTTCTGGTTTGTAGATTCTGCCGGTATGAAGCTCGACGAGTCTGTAGAAGCCAAAGTTGTACAGGACCAGGATCAAACGCTTTACGACATATTGGTAATGGCCGCAGTTTCTAATCGGGGTAGGGGCTAATAAGTGGCAGAAGTCGAACGCGACATACCTCTGTCGGAGGTTTTTGCCAGATCTGTCCAAAGTGGCGCAGAAGGGCTAGCAGCCGACGTAGATTATTTTCAGGCACTCGCTCAGACGCTGGTTGGAGCAGATGAAGCTGCTGCTGCGAACATATCGCAAGCCCGTCAAGCCGAAGAGTACACTTCATCAATCATGGGCGACATTCAGTCCTTCGAGGAGTTTCTCGATCAGCCGACTTTTGGCGGTTTAGTCACACAGGCATTCAAAGCGGGCGGGCAGGTTCTCCCTTCCGCAATCAGTTCGATTGCGGGCGCAGGGATAGGCGGCATCGCAGCAGTAGCGGGGCGAGGAGTCCTGTCAGCAACAGGTCGTAGCGCAGCCAAGCGCGTTGTTTCTGACTCGTTAAAAAGAGTAGCAAAAGGCGTCGCTACTCCAGATGAGAGCCAGCTTGCAGACGAGATGTATAAGTACTTTCGGCGCGGAGCACTCGGGGGCGCGTTTGCGTCTGAGTATGCGCCACTGTCGGGCAGCAATTTGTCCGAAGCATTGGATTCCGGCAAGGAGCTAGATCCAATGCAGGCATTCAGAGCGGCAGTTATTGGTGCGCCGCAGGCCGCTGTGGGAGTTTTGGGTGAGGTAGGTTTGCTCAAGCTGGTGGGGAACGTAGCCAGTAAACGCGCTGCCAAGGACGGCGGCATCTTCAATCGATTAGCTTCTGACATTGGCGGCGCTGTTGTAAAGGGCGGAGCAATCGAAGGTGCGACTGAGTTTGTGCAAGAAGGTATTAGCGTAGCTAATCGATTTGACTTAGATCCCGAGTTTACCGCCGAGGAAGCGAAGCTCCGTTTAGCTGAATCTGTGTTCGCTGGCATCATTGGTGGTGGTGCGGCAGGTGGAGCTGGTGGCACTTTGGGCGCAGCAGCCGGTGAGTCTAAGCGTATCTTTGCTAAGGCACAGGAAAAACTTTATGAGTCACAAGAACAGCGCGTTGATGAAGAGATTAACGCGGAGCAGTTTGGTGAAACCGATACGGGAGTAACCACCCCTGAGCCAAAGGTTGACCTTGATGCTCAGCTTGACGCTTTGCATGATAGTAACAGTACAAAGAACGCGGTTTGGATCGCGGGAGAGCAGGGCAGAGAGCGCTTCCCAGAAGACGGTCGATATGAAGAAGACGGCAAAGTCTTCTACGCTCGATACATACCGGGCCGCGGGACTATTGTTACTAAAAACGAAGCCTTAGCAGACGAGGTCGTTAAGTCGGGCGCTGACGAACAATCGCTAGCGGTAGCACTGGGGTATACGTCCGAGAAAGTAGATGGTGCTGACTTGGTGGTAGAGGCACTAGATTACAGAGGCAACGTAGTCTCTGCAGAGCTGACCACCGCAGCTAACCTCGAAGCAGCGAAAACTGCTGCAGAACAGCTTTCGCCCATCAACCAGTATCGCGTGGTATCAGCAGACCAAGCCCTCGAAGCTCGCAAACGAAAGGTTGAGGATGAAGGTCTCCGCTCGATGGAGATTGATGACGAGGTTGACGCGGCGTCTCAAGTTGACGAAGGCGAAGAGACTATTGTTGCTAGCTATGCTCGTCGCAATCCTGGCGAGCTATTTCCTGGCGAGCAGGCCGCGAGAGAAGCGTTTGTAACCGAGTTTGGTAACGACGCCCGCGTAGAGCAGTTTTCTCAGAAGCTGCTTGAAACTGCAGTTGCTGAGCAAAAAGCAAACCCAAGTTCGATCGTGTCCATTGTCGAGCGCGACGGTAAGTTCGAAGTTGTCCGACAGGATTTCGACAAGCTATATCGTTTTGAGCGTGAAGGGAAAAGCGAGCGACTCCCGCTGCAGCAGTTTCTTGAGCGACAGGTTGGATACGCGCAGGGAGCACCGGAGAAGTTTCGAAACGCTGTACTTGTTAGGCCAGACGGTACTACTGCCGAGGTCAGCCTTGTTTCTTTGATAAACGCCGGTCGCTTGCTTGTAGAGGGGCGAGAGGGCACTCAGTTTACGGGCGCAGGCGGAAACCTTAACGCGCAGCGCGCAGGTATGGCAGAGATGTTTGCGGATCTTGCCATTGAGGGATATGACCTGCAGGACTCCAACGGGGTTAGCCTGCTGAATCAGGCTAACTACGGCGCAAACGGCCAGTTCACCGGACAGCCTGTTACGGCTGCGGTAGTAAGCGGTAAACCTCAAAACATTAACTTCTTAATGAACCGAACCCCGCGCGGCGCTGAGCTTGCGTCTGAGGTACAAGAAACTGTCAGCGAAGTTGGTCCAGTAAACGAGCGTCGAGACTTCGATCCTGAGCTAGACGCTCGTAACACACCCGAAGAAAACTCCAACGACGTAGCACAGCGAGCCGCTAGTGCGGAAATGGAAACCGAGGAGGTCTCCCTCCAAGAGCCTACTCGCGACGAGCGTTTTGGTGGTAGACCAGATCGGCGCACAGGTGCCGCCCCGTCAACTCAGACACCTGTCGATCCAACGCGAGCAAATCGTCCTACAGTCACTTGGGAAAGCGACCCCCTGGTCAAGGCAATCCACGATCAGTTGCAGGAGCAGCTCAACCTAGAAGAGCGTCCCCTGATCGTTAGTTTTTCTATGCTGCAAAGTATGTCTGACGCTGACATACGAAATCAGTATCCACCGAGTGTTGCAGCTGCGATCGTCAACATGCGTACACAGCTTGCAGCGAGATCCGCTGTCTACGGGTTTTACGACAGTCAGACCAACACAATTGTTGTAAAAGAGACCGGCAATTCTATGCAAGACGCGCTGGTTATAGCGCACGAACTGGGCCACGCGTTGTTTCGCCAAGAGCAAAGCAAAGGCATGGCTAACCCTGCACTGCGAAAGAGACTAGAAGAAGCCTACAAAAATAGTCCTAAATATAAGAGCTACGAAGCGTATCGAGCCGGTCAGAACGCGACAACAGCAAAACTTCTCGGTTTTGAAGAATGGTACGCGGACCAAGTGGCTCGCTGGGCCACGAAGCAGTATATAAATCGACAGGCCCGCAATTTAACAGAGCGTCACTTTAAAAAATTGGCGAGACGCCTAAAAGATCTGTTCAACAGCATCACACGCGTTAATTTCAAACGCACGTTTGCTAATTACGACGTGGTCAACGAGACGTTTGAGCAGTACATCGACGGCATACTGGATTCAGCAGTTGTGCATAACGAGACAGCGAACACCACAACCCTGCAACAGACATTAATCCCCGACATTGTGGAACAGACACAAAACATGCCAGGGGCGCGATCTGTTGCACGAGCCTACAGCAAGGTTACAAAAGGCAATCTTGCAAGTGCGATTCGTAGCGTACTACTCCCTGCAGATAACATTCTACGGAAAGTTGCTGGGGACGAGGTTGCTAATATGTTCTATGTCCGAGCACAGGATTTGGTGGCGCGAGGCAAGCTGGGGTTCCTGCGAGCGACCAACGTCACTATTGGTCGGTGGAAAAACCGTTTCGAGCGTGAGATTGGTGACATGAGTTCGCCAGAAGTACAAGACGGATTTAAAGCGGCTTTTGCGAGTACCCCAACTGCTGAGCTTACTGGTGTACCGCGGCAGATACGAGATTACTTAGAGGCGTTCTACGAAGAATATATTGATCCCAGTAATACGGGTATCGGCAAGCGGCTCGATTATTTCCCAATCTCACTAAACCTGTTTGAGATTACAGAGCGTCGCGTAGAGTTTAAGCAGTTGTTGCTTGATAACGATCCTACGCTCAATGCAAAAACTATTGACGCAGCAATCGACCGCCTTGTGAAGCTCGGTCAGTCTATTGAGGAAGAGCCCGCAATAGACCCGACGAACCCGGCAGCTGCCGTCGAACAGGCCATCAAGCTGACAGCAAATATAAAAGATCGAGCTATATTGGGTGACTTCGTAAACGCACCAGATGCTGCATTCATCGATTACATGCGCCATGTAATTAAGCGTGTTGAGTTTAACAAAGCCACTGGTGGACCGGAGGCGCTGCAAGCAAGACTAGCGGCGTTATCAGACGAAGATCGTAAGACTGCCGAGGACGTGATTAGTAGTTACTTGGGCTATCAAAAGCAGCCGATAGCTCCGTGGATGCGTAAGCTGAACAGCTGGGGTCAGTTCTTGCAGTTCATTACGATCCTGCCGTTCGCCACTATCGCGTCGCTGCCCGATCTTGCTGGCCCAATTATCAACCACAAGGAGTTTAGCGGGCTGTGGGTTGGCTTCAAGGAAATTGTGGCGACCGTAAAAAATCGGCAAGAAGCACAGCAACTTGCCAGGGACATAGGGGTTGTTACTAGCGAGACGGTAGCAAACGCATGGGTAACGCAGGCAGAGCAGGACTATATGGACCCTATGGTTCGGAAGCTGTCAGATGGTTTCTTTAAACTTATCGGCCTCGATTTTTTTACCAAGTTCAGTCGAGAGTTCGCCTCCAACATGGGCGTGCAATTTCTGATGAACCACGCGCGTAACGAGTTTAATAACCCGAACTCTACCCGCTATCTCGAAGAGCTTGGGGTTACCGCCGAAGAGATCTTGGCTTGGAACGACGGGGGTAAGAGCTTTGACACCGCCGAAGGGGCCAAGGTCCGTGATGCGTTAGCCCGTTTTGTTGAGTCCTCCATTATGCGTCCGAATGCCGCCGAGCGACCTGTGTGGGCTTCTGATCCTCGTTTCGCATTAGTGTGGCAGCTAAAAGCGTACTTCTACAGCTACTACAAAACCATAATGGCCGGTGTGCTACGCGAGGCAAATGCTCGCACTAATGACACAACTGGAATGGCGCAGTTGACAGCAGTTTCATCAATTCTGTTACTCACCGCAGTGGCAACGATGCCCCTCGCCATGATGGGTATGGAGCTACGTGAGCATGCTAAGAACGGTTTGGCGTGGCTGTTGCCGGGGAAAGAGGCTGACGACAAGTATTTCCGTTCCGACAAAATGGATTGGGATGATTACTGGTACGAGATCGTCGACAAGTCTGGCTTCTTAGGGCCTATGAGCATGGCTCGTATGGCGCATCAGAACGCAGAGTGGGGTAACTCAGCCATATTTAGTTTGCTTGGGCCTACCGCAGAAACCATTGAAGAGGTATTTCAGAACGGCTGGCGTGTAGATAGGACTTTTAACAATCGCCTACTTCCAATATGGAGCCAGTTATAGGGGGCCTTATGCTTGAAACACTTATAGGACCAGTCAGCACGTTACTAGATAAGTTCATCCCTGACGCGGACGAGCGCAACAGGCTGGCGCATGAGATCGCCACCATGTCGGAGCGCCATGCACATGAGCTGGCGAAAGGGCAGCTTGAGGTGAACAAGACTGAAGCAGCGCACAAGTCATTGTTCGTTGCTGGCTGGAGACCCTTTGTCGGCTGGACCTGCGCGCTAGCCCTGTTTTGGCACTTTCTGGGGCTACCCGTAACCCTGTTTTGGACTGCTTACACAGGTTCTGAAGTCCCGGCCTTACCGACTTTTGATATGCAGAGCCTGATGACCGTGTTGTTAGGGATGCTGGGGCTCGGCGGACTTCGAACATATGAAAAGTTTAAAGGAGTGCATCGCGACAAATGAGTCCTGAGACGTTTGACAGGTGGAGAATCATCCCAAGATTATTAATTTTGACGATGATGGCTATGACATGGAACACGTTGGACTGGTTCATGTCGCTGCCTGACCCCGACACGCAGCAAGCATCATTAGTGAGTGTCATGACGGGAGCGCTCACAGGCGCTTTTGGATTGTTTTTGGGGTCGGGACGAAAAGAGTGAGCTATCGATACTTTGATATAGCTGAGTTTGATTGCTCAGAGACAGGTGAGAACGACATGAAATCTGAGTTCCTGTTTAGTTTGGATGAGCTGAGAGCGCGATGCGGTTTTTCATTCAAAGTAACGTCAGGTTTTAGATCGGCAAGACACAGTATCGAGGCTGCTAAGCAGACCCCCGGTTCTCACGCTCAAGGAATTGCTGCAGATATCGCCGTAAGTAATGGCGCGCAGCGTAGAGCGATTATTAAACACGCCCTCGACCTTGGTTTTGGGGGCATTGGAGTAGCCAAGACCTTTGTTCACATCGATATCCGTAACTCAGAACCAGTGGTTTGGGCTTACTAAACTTTATTAGTAGTGGTAATATAATGTTGCAGAGGAATAACTATGGCGTACTCGGACACAATTAATCTGGTGGTGGGAGATACGCTCCCAGAGGTCACTGTGACTCTGCGTGACTCAAATAAAGCTGCGTCTGGGCAAACCCTGGACCCTAACGATTCTGCCACTTGGGACCCAATTAACCTGACGGGCGCGACGGTTGTTATGCGTATTCGCAAGGTTGGTTCAACCACAGTTGCCAGCACACTAACGATGACACTTTTCAGTCCAGCAACAGCGGGGAAGGCGTTTACAAACTTTCCTGTTGGAACCCTCAGTGAGGCAGGGCTGTTTGAGGCCGAGGTGGAAATCACTTACAGCAACGGTGGCAAGCAGACGGTTAACGATCTTCTGAAACTCAAGGTGAGGGACGACTTCGACTAATGTTGAGGGCTTCATACAGCTTCCAAAAGACACAGGCGTCTGCCGAGCGGACGGCGGTTTCGTTCGCCTCTGATTCTGTTAATACAGCTCTTCGCGTTTCGTTTGCTGATCTGACGGCAAACCTTGATTACATCAGCTTGGTCGCAAGCTATCTGGTTGTCGCTGAGTCCCTGAACCGCTACTTAGTTGATACTTTTGCATTTAGCGATCTTGCCAGCCTATCGGTTAGTAAGTCCGCATCTGATTCGTTAGGCGTGACGGAGCTTTCTGTTCTTTCTTTGCAGAAGTCGTTAACAGAGTCAGTCGGGGTATCCGATCAGTTCACAAAGGTCTTGATTATTAATCGAGACTTTACTGAGTCAGTTGCTGTGTCTGAGGCAGTCTCTCTGACAGTCTCGTTCGGCAAGTCAGAAGCCATATCTGTTTCTGACCTGACATCGATCAGCGCATCGAAGGGCGAAGCTGATGCAGTGGCGGTCAGCGAGGCAACGACTCTTCTAGTGGGTAAGTCTCAAGGTGACTCGCTCTCAGTATCCGAGCAGGTATCGAAGGCATTTAGCACTTCACTAACTGATGCTTTCACTTTAGATGACCTTCTCAATTCAGAGCTTACTCAGACTCTTGATAAGGCTAACGTCTTTGGGGTGACAGAGGTTCTGACCTTCGCCAGCACAAAAGTTTTATCTGACTCTACATCTATAGCTGAATCGATTGCGATCAGTGCCGCACGTTCAGTAGCAGATACGCTCGCAATGCAAGAGTCTCTGACCGCCCAGTTTGCTAAGTCCTTGTCTGACTCCACATCAGTATCGGAATCAATCTCCGTAACGCTGATCTCAGGTTCCGGCAGTGTGTTTAACCAAGGCGCATTTAATGCGTTCGCTTTTAACGAGTAGGGAGAAACGAAATGTTTCAAGATGGAATGAAAATGAGCGGCAAGCTCACGATCACACTGAACGACAAGGTCGTGCAAGAGGTCGATAACTTGGTTGTGACTTCGGGCAAAGCGTTTGTTGCTTCCCGAATGATCGGAACAAGCGCCAGTGTCATGAGCCACATGGCTGTCGGTAGTGGATCTACTGCCGCCGCCGCTAATGATACGGCTCTTGGTAGTGAGCTAGGCCGAACTACTGCGACCGCTAGCGCGTCTGGTGCGGTTGTGACTTACGCCTCAACTTTTGCCGCTGGCACGGGAACGGGTGCAGTCACTGAAGCAGGTCTCTTCAACGCTTCTAGCTCTGGTGACATGCTCTGTCGCACGGTTTTCTCTGTGGTAAATAAAGGCGCGTCGGACTCCATGACGATTTCATGGACGGTTACCGTTTCCTAAGAGGGCTAATCGATGGCGGTTAAGTTTAGTAACAACGCCAAGACGACAATCTCAGGTTCGCTGAATACGTCTGCGACGAGCGTCACGGTAGCCGACGCTTCGAACTTCCCTACTCTCGGAGCGGGGGACTACACCTATGCGACCCTCGCAGAGGTATCAACGCCCGCGAATCTTGAGATTGTCAAAGTCACCGCCATTAACAGCAATACTCTTACTGTCACTCGGGCGCAGCAAGGAACATCTGCCAGGTCATTCTCGGCGAGCGACTTGTGCGAACTGCGCGTAACGGCTGGCCTCATGGAAGAGGCTATAAGTGATTCTTCAGGCGGCATTTCTTATACCCGAGTCACGGCTAACCACACGATGGTTTCTGGCACGGGAGTTATTGCTGACACGACGGGGGGTGCGTTTACCGTAACCCTACCGGCCTCTCCGTCTGTCGGTGATGAAGTTGCTATTGCTGACGGCGGAAGCTGGGGCGTTGCCTACCTTACGGTGGCTCGTAACGGGTCAACGATTGAAGGGCTTGCGGAAGACTTAACGCTAGATGTTAGCGGACTAAAGGTGGGTCTTGTGTATGACGGCACCACTTGGCAGGTATATCCATCAGCGGGAATTTTTGCTGGCGCATCAGGCGGTGCGTTTTACAAAAACAATCAGGTTGTCTCGTCTGACGTAACCATACTATCAACCGAAAATGCGATGACCACTGGCCCAGTAAGCGTCAATTCAGGAGTGAATATGACGATTCAATCGGGTGCCAGAGTCGTTGTGTTGTAAGGGATAAATAATGTCAAGAATTGCATTAAATGCTAACGCAAGTGGCTCCGGTGTTTTCACTATTGAGTCGCCCAACTCCGATACAGATCGGACATTAAACCTGCCTGACAAAGCTGGCACGGTTCAGGTCGGTGAGGGTATTGACGATAACGCTACGTCTACTGCTCTCACTATTACGTCAGGTGAGTATGTGGGCTTGGGAAATGCTGATCCTGTTACTCCGTTTGATGTGACTGCTCGCTCAGGCGCATTCGCAATGGCTATGAGAGCTAGGTCAAATAATGACTATGCCTTTTTTGGCATGAGGTCTTATGACGGCACAGAAGATTTAGGTGACATTGCGATACTGCGTACAGCGGCAGATACAGGTCGGATGCTTTTTTATACAAACAACGGCGGTTCCGCGACTGTAAAGATGAGCATTTTGCCTAGTGGCGGGATTACTTTTAACGGCGACACAGCCGCCGCAAATGCTCTTGATGATTACGAAGAAGGAACATGGACTCCTGCTTTCACACAAGGATTCTCTTCGGTTTCATACCACGCGACCCACTTGTCAGGAACGTACACCAAGGTTGGAAATCAGGTTAATTGTTGGTTTTACATATACCTAAACACTTCTACTGGCAATGGAGCGGACATAAAGATTGGGGGGCTTCCTTACAATCAACGCCCTAATGTTAGTAGCGGCACTGTTATAAATATTAGGTCAATAGGAAACTCAGGATATAACACCCTAATAAGTGGCAAACACTTACAGTTTTATGGAGAACCCAGCACCAATTATTTTTATTTGTATAGCGACGGTAGCACGGCCGCATCAGTGTCTGGAGGATCGCCGTCAGGAACGTTTCTTATTGGTTCCTTGAGCTACCAAGCATCTTAACAATTACCCCTCTCAGAGATTGGGGCAGACAGTCCATACCAAAGGAGATAAACATGGCACTTACAGAATCAGTAGAAGTAGACAAGGTAGAAGTCGTAGGCCCGTATAAGGCAGTGCAAGTTCGCACGGCTACGGTTATCTACAGAGACGGCGCAGAAATCTCTCGCGGGTTTCATCGTCACGTTATTAGCGCAGGCGATGACTACAGCAACGAGACAGAAGAAGTGCAGGCTATCTGTGCCGCTGTTCACACTCAGGAAGTTATCGACGCTAAGGAAGAGAATGACGCCGCTAACGCGCCGCAGGGGTAAAAATGTCTGACCTAAACGTACAAAACTTAAACAGCAAGACAGGCAACTCAGCGATCTCTATTGCTGATAACGGCACTGTCTCGTTGTCTACTGCGGCGTCTGGTTCCACCCAAACAGCTAACGCTACAAACTCGACAACTCTGGACTTCAGCACCTATCAGAACTTTGTTTTGACGCTGACAGGTAACGTCACGCTGGCTAACCCCACGACTGAGGCAGTAGGGCAGTCAGGTTTCATCGTGATGATTCAAGACGGTACTGGTAGTCGCACAGTTTCCCTTGGCACTGACTATGAGACTGCGGGTGCTGGCGGACTGACACTATCTACAGCCGCGTCTACTACAGACATCGTGCCTTACGTTGTTGCCGCAGGTGGTCGCATCTTGTTAGGCGCTCCACAGCTTGCGTTTGCGTAGAGGTTAGCTATGGCCTTTGGCTCAGAACAATGGATGTACGCTTCAGGTGGTTTTTATCCGCATGAGATAGGTAACTCTGCGCGTTTAGACAACGGCGCACTTTTAACCAGAACACCCTCGTCTAGCAGTAATGCGGATACATGGACATGGAGTGCTTGGGTAAAAAATTGGGGCGTAACCACCGGAGGGTACTTACTGAGTGCAGGCGTTGCGAGTACTAGAGAATTTCTTATTTATTTTGATGGCACAAACCAGAGATTAAACGTGTACCAGTGGAACGGAGGTATAGAGATTCAGGTAGTTACCTCCATGCAGTTCCGCGATCCATCCGCTTGGTACCACATTGTTGTGGCATATGACTCGCCTCAAGCAACAGCATCAAACAGACTTAAAATATACGTCAATGGCGAGCAACAAACTGATTTTGCTTCTGCTCAGTATCCAGCCCAAGGATTAGGCAGTCGCGTTGGAACTACTGAGGTGCAGGACATAGGTAGAAACGCTTACAACCAGAACGTCTATTCTAATTTCTATATTACTGAAGTTAATTACATTAGTGGTTCTCAATTAGCACCTACTAGCTTTGGCGAAACCAAGGCAGGCACATGGATACCTAAGAAGTACGCAGGCAGTTATGGCAGTCACGATTACTACTTACCTTTTAATGATGCTGGGTTTCTTGGTAAAGACGCCTCTACAGTGCTTGGGTCTGAGCTAGTAACCAATGGAACTTTTGATACTAATATTAATAATTGGACAGCACACAACGGCGCAACTCTTGCTTTTTCAAATAATAGACTGTCTGTCTTTAAAAACCCACTTAGCTCTAATGCTGGCGCGTATCAGGCTATATCAGTTCAGAGCGGTAGTACATATTCAGTAGAAGCTACTGTAGACAAAGGCACGACCAACGGAGCAAGAGTCGGCATAGAATACACCTTGGGTGGTAGAGACGGTGTTGAGACTTCCAGCAATACAGGAGGCCATTTTCAATTTAACTTTACTTCTTCAACAACCGGAACGGTATATGTTAGGTGTTTCATACAAGCGCCCAACACAGCTTATTTCGATAACATTTCGGTCAAAGAAATAACAACACAAGGAAATGATTTTACTAGCACCAATTTACTTGTTTCGGATCAAGTGCCAGACAGCCCGACGAATAACTGGGCTACGTTAAATCCTCTTGGCCCTATGAGGCACGGAGCTAATTATGGCATGGGTACGCAAACCCAAGGCAACTTAACGGTTGCTTCAACAAGTCAAAGTTATTTTGACGATACTAACTCTACGATATACGTTCCAGATCAAAAGAAGTGGTACTACGAGATTAGGATGGATCAGCTAGACATGGGCTCTGGTGTTGGTTATGTCCAGTTTAATATTGGCGGGGTTTATCTGCGGATGTGGTATGGAGCCAGCAGTAATACTCAAATTGTTAGTGGCTCTACATACAATTATGCCGCGATGAGCAACGGCGACATTCTTATGGTTGCTATTGATGAAGATAACAGCAAAGGCTGGTTTGGATTAAATGGCACTTGGTATACAACGAGCGGAACGCCAGATCCAGCCGCAGGAACCGGAGCGTCAAGTACTAGCGGAACAGGCATGATAGGCCGAGTTCAAATACGAAGTGGAACTGGCACAAACATTGTAACCGCTAACTTTGGTCAAGACTCTAGTTTTGCAGGACAGGCCACAGCACAAGGCAACACAGACGCCAACGGACTTGGTGACTTCTACTACGCACCACCAGCAGGCTACCTAGCCCTGTGTTCAGCTAATATGCCTGATCCACCAGCGGCGTTTAACCCTGCCTTAGACGCAAGCCCACAAGATCACTTTAATACTGTGCTGTACACGGGTAACGGTAGTACAGACAGAGATATTACTGGAGTAGGTTTTCAGCCTGATTGGGTTTGGATTAAAAAAAGAAACGCCGCTAAAAGTCACAATCTGTTTGATGTTCTTAGGGGCGCTGGGAAAATGCTTGAAACAAATTCAACTATTGGCGACTTTATCGACACAGACAGGGTTAATGGATTTATTAGTGACGGCTTTAACTTAGGTAATGATAATGCCGTTAATAACTCTGGTGATACCTATGTCGCATGGAACTGGAAAGCCAGTAATAGTGCTGGATACAACAATGACGGCACTATTCAATCTATCGTGTCTGCTAATACTGATGCTGGATTTAGTGTTGTTGCCTACACCGTCCCTTCTGGCGGGGGGTTTTCTGTAGGTCACGGATTAAACTCTACCCCAAAAATAATTTTGTCAAAAAATCGTGACACCACTTCAAATTGGGATGTGTATAGCGAAGTCATTGGAAATACAAAAAGGTTGATGCTAAACCTCACCAACGCCCCTGACACACAGCCAGCATGGAATAACACTACGCCCACCTCTTCTGTTTTTTATAGTGTTGGTGGAGGCTCTTGGCATGGAGTTGGTAGCCGAATAATAAATTATGTATTTAGTGAAGTAGAAGGCTTCAGCAAGATAGGAAGCTACACAGGCAACGGAAGCGCAGACGGCCCCTTTATCTACACAGGGTTTAGGCCAGCTTTTGTGATGATTAAGAATGCTTCAAGTTCATCACAACCTTGGGGTATGTTCGACAATCGTAGAGTTGGATACAACGAGGTAGTAAATTATTTTCAAGCAAACTCCTCAGATGCAGAAGTCACCAGTATAGGTGGGGTCTTTTATGGTCAACTCGATTTTGTAAGTAACGGATTCAAAATAAGAGAGACAGACACTTTTTTAAATGGGAGTGGGAACACCCTAATTTACATGGCATTTGCTGAGATGCCCTTCAAATACGCCAACGCGAGGTAATACAAATGGCATGGACATATAACACTAAGGTCATACGCGAAGGCAGAAGCTGGACGAATGATGATGGAATTAAGCATCCCTCTAATTGGGGGTCATGGTCAGAGGAAGAGAAGACTGAAGCTGGTCTTGTGTGGGTAGATGATCCCGCTCCGTTTGACTCACGGTTCTATTGGGCGGCAGACGTACCCAAAGCACTTGATGACGTACACGAAGTAGACGAAGACGGTGAGCCATTGCTAGATAAAGACGGCGAGCAAGTTGTAACGCTGGGTCTAAAGTCTCAAGAGTGCGCCAAGGTCAAAGCACAGGCAGGTGGCTTGCTGTCTTCTACTGATTGGTACGTTATACGCAAGTCTGAAACTGACGTTGCTGTACCTGCTGATGTGCTGACTTACAGAGCGGCTGTACGCACACACTCAGGTGATCTTGAAAGCGCAATCAACGCTTGTGAAACACACGATGCTTTTGTAGCGCTATTTGAATCGACAGAAGAGCAACCCTCAATATTCTCAAACTGGCCCGAGATGTAAGAATATGGCAAAGCTATCTGACTATGTAGACCAAGGCAGTTCAACCGCCGAGATTAAGTTGCTCGACAGCATCACTACGTCAGCTACAGCCACTTACGCGCTGACAAAGAACGGAACCGCTTACTCGCCGGACTCTGCTCGCAACCTAATAGTGTCCTTGAATGGAGTGACGCAAGCACCTCAAGACGCCTACACAGTGTCAGGGTCTAACATCGTGTTTGATTCTGCGCTGACCAGTGCGGATGTCATCGATTACATTTTAGTCATTGGCAGTGCGATAAGCATCGGCACCCCCAGTGAAGGCACCGTTGGTACAGCGCAGATGAGTTATCCGTTGGGTAGCTTTAGCTCTACGGGTATTGATGATAATGCTACGTCTACTGCCGTCACGATAAATTCTAGTGAATATGTAGGTGTGGGCACTACTAATCCAGCAGACCTAGTAACACTGTCAGGCTCTGGCCCCCAGCCCGCTATAAGGCTTATTACTGACGCAGGTACTTATAACGGTGTTTACCACCGCATTTTCCCAGCAGGCGATGGCACTGCTCTTGCTATTTCTGCTGACAAGGGTAATAGCGGTGCTGGTAGTTACATTAGGTTTGATGTTGATGATACAGAGCGTATGCGTATTGACGGCTCTGGCAACGTAGGTATTGGTACTACGAGTCCGGTAGCAGGAACAAAGTTAACGCTTAATGACAGTGCCTTTGGTGGTATGCAGTTTCAAAGTGGTGGCTCTGATTGTGGTTACATTGGCGTAAACACCAACACACTTTATATAGGTGGCGGCGAAAAAATAGTATTTCACACAGGGAATGCACAAGCTGTTGATGGCTCTAGTCGGATGCGTATCGACAGTAATGGAAAGCTTCTGATCAATAGATCTTCTGCTACCGGATCACCTTCAATGCTGTCTCTTCAACAAGTAGGAGGAAATTTTAGTAGCACAACTGTAACTAGAACAGAAATGACAGGAATTACTCTAGCTGACAATAATGGTTCCAGCAATAAGGGTACTGGTATTTGGTTTGATTCAGGTTCTCTGTTAGCTGGAATAGCATCAGCTAGGGAAAATGTAGGAAACTGGGGAACAGATTTAAGGTTTTATACTCACCCCAATACTACCACTAATGTAAGCAATACTTACGAGCGGATGAGGATCACTCCAGCAGGACAACTAATTCTCCGTGCTGTGAAAGACGATACAACATCAGACAGTGCAAACATGAACATCAGGTCGGCTGATGGTTTAGTTAGACGAGTTAGTTCAAGTAGACGTTACAAAAACTCTATTGTTGATTCGCCACACGGACTTAATGAACTGCTTGCGTTACGTTCGGTACGCTACAAAGGGAACAACGACGGCGATAAAATTTTTGGTGGTTTTATTGCTGAAGAAGTTCACGAAGCAGGGCTAACTGAGTTTGTCCAATACAACGAAGAAAATGAGCCTGATGCTTTAGCGTATGCACAGATGGTAGCTCTTTGCACGAAAGCCATCCAAGAACAACAAGCAATCATTGAAGAACTACAGACCCGACTCTCTGCGTTGGAGGCTAACTAATGGCTATTACTAAAACACAAGGCCCGTTCTCCCAAGGCATTGACGATAACGCAGATGCTACTGCGATAACTATCAATAGTTCTGAGCAGGTTGGCATTGGTACTACGAGTCCTACTGACAAGCTACACGTTTCGGTAGGTTCATCGGGCGCATCTGCTCACTCTTATACTGATCTTTTGCTAGAAAGCAGTTCGCACACGGCTATTCAAATTTCTGGCCCTAATACAGCAGAGCAGGCAATTTGGTTTGCTGATCCACAAGCATCAACGGCGGGTGGAATTATGTACTACCACCCCCATAACTCTCTGACATTTAGGACGGCAGAAACAAGCCGACTGCGCGTTGATAGTGATGGGTTGAAGTTTGGGAATGATACAGCCGCCTCTAATGCTTTAGACGATTACGAAGAAGGAACGTGGACGCCAACCATCATTGGGTATAATCAACCCACTCCAGCGTCACAAACATATTCCTCTCAAGTAGGGCGTTACATAAAAGTAGGCCGTCTTGTTTTAGCGACTTACGCAGTCACTTTTACTAGTAAAGGCAATATGTCTGGTAACTATGTTTTGCTCCAAGGCTGGCCGTTTAATAGGTACGACGTCAATTCTCATGGCGGCATAGGGTATTTTAATCATATGTCTACGGGTGTGAGTTCTATGTGGTGGGAGCTAACGAACTCAGCCGGTTGGTTGGCTTACGTCAGTACGTCAGGCAATACCACTTCTACATATATGACAGCATCAGGAATTAGTAACAGCACCATTATTCAAGGCTCCGTAGTCTATTACAGCGCCTAACCATGAGATGATAAGGAGGCGGCATGAACTGCGTAAAGGATTACCTTGTAAACATTTTGGCGGCAATTAGTCAGCTGTTGAATGCTGCTATTGGGGGGCATCCAAACATGACTTTGAGCGCTCGGGCCTATTGTAGTAGAGGCGCGTCAGGTTGGTTTTTGGCGCACAAGATAATAAACACACTATTTTTCTGGCAGCATGATCATTGCAGGCAATCCTGGGAGCAGGACGAGAAATTTTGCGAAGCACTATGCTGCCACAAAGATACAGATCTATAGCTTTGTCTGGTAAAATTAGCTGAACTAATACACGGAACGTATTACAGGAAGGGCGAGTTAACAATGGAAGATCAAAAATATTGGGAGGCGATTAATCGAATCATGACTCATGAAGCAATGTGTGAAGAGAGATCTAAAACTATCTTTAATCGTCTAGACAACATAGACACTCAGCTAGCCGGAATGAACAAAAATATGTTTTTGCTGGGTATTACTTTAATTAGCGGTATGGCGGGCGTTATTTTCACTTTGCTTACTCGGTAAATAATAAATGGCTTATTTTAAGAGAGACAAGTTTAGCGGCATAGCACCGGGGGTAGCGCCTAATCTTCTTGCAGAGCAGTTTGGGCAGATCGCAGAGAACATTGACTTTGAGTCAGGGTCTTTGGTGCCGATTAAAAAAGAAGGCTCGGTAGAGCACACGTTCACTTCTTCGGGTAGTCAAAAGCAATCGATTTACTTTTTTGATAATAGCGCTAACGACGTATGGCTGGGTTGGAATAACGCGGGTGTCAAAGCGGTTGAAGGTCCGATTCCTGGTGATAACTTAGATAGGTTGTATTGGACGGGCGACACTTATCCTAAGATGGGTGTCTACTCAACTATCGTGTCTGGTGCTGCATACCCCAATGTTTCTTATCGGCTTGGCGTGCCAGCACCTTCTGTGCCTTGGACACAGCAGCCGTCAATAGCGTCGGGGAGTATCGACGCTACCGTAACTCCTGAAGATGTGGCTTATGTAGTTACCTTCGTTACAGCTTATGGTGAGGAGGGGCCACCAAGCATACCGAGTGCCCCGCTCGAAGTTACTTTTTCAACACAAACCGTGACCGTCCCGCTATCTTCGGCGGGCTCTAGCGGCAATTATAACTTTGGTACGGGAGCGCTAAAGCGCATCTATCGCTCTAATACAGGCTCTGTTAGCACGCAGTTTCAGTTGGTCGATGAAGTCCCCTTTAGTCAGACTTCTTACACGGACACTAAAACCTCTTCGGTGCTGCAAGAAGTATTGCCCTCTACTTATTGGATCGGCCCGCCAGATGACAACACGAGTCTGTATCCAGATGGTCAGATGCAAGGTCTTATTGCAGTCGCAAACGGCGTATTAGCTGGTTTTACGGGTAAACGCCTTTGTCTGAGCGAGGCGTATTTGCCGCACGCTTGGCCTATCTCGTACCGCATCACACTAGCAGAAGACATTGTGGATATAGGTACGACTGCTAACGGCATTGTTTGTTTGACTAATGGTAAGCCGTATTTTGTAACGGGCGTAGACCCTAGCGCGATGTCTGCGTTGCAGATTGATTTAGCGCAAGCCTGTGTAAACCGCGCGTCAGTGGTCGACATGGGCGAATATGTTTTGTACGCCGGTCCAGACGGGCTGTGCGCGATATCTGCTACTGAGGGCAGGGTGGTTACGAAAGGGCTTATTTCAGTTGAGCAATGGAACGCAGATTTTGCCCCCACAACTATCAAAGCGTTTAAGCATGAGGGAACCTACATTGCATTTTTTGAGGACGGCAGTAATCACAAAGGGTGGGTGTATGACCCGCGCGCTGATGAAGCCGCTATTTCTACGATCACGAGTGAGTACACAGTGTACGGTGGTTACACTGACCCTCGGAACGGCGAGTTATATATTCTCGACGCTGCTTCGACGGGGGTAAACAGGCGGATACGCAAATGGCGCGGAGATAGTGGGACTAGCTACTCCGATACAAACAAATGTAAATGGAAATCCAAAAAGATCGTACTACCACAGCCTGCAAGCATGGCTTGGGTCGGTGTATTTGCAGACGAGTATCCCGGTACAGTCGGCGGCAGTTATGCGTATGCACTGCAGATAAAGGTCTGGGCAGATGGCGTTGTTATTGCGGATTATCACATTACAGATAGCGGAAATACTTATTATCAAAACGTGACAACGCCTGCGTCTGCGGTTAACTCGATTATTAGAGAACCTATAGTACGACTTCCCGCTGTCACTGCCCGTGAGTGGGAAGTGCAAGTAGAGTCACAGTTTCCTGTGCGCGAAATCTGCCTGTCACAGACAATGGACGAGATTAAATCAGCATGACAGACGGTCGCCGTAACTCACGGACGCTTGCCCCGACGAAAGTGCCCGGTATACCAAAACCACCTGCTGGAATTACTCCTGGGCTACAAAAATATTTGAGCAATCTAGCTGAAGCCGTAGAAATTAGACTGGGGCGTAAAGGAGACCCTCGCGATCGCGCCGTTACTTTACGCGAGCTGACAGAAAGTGGGTTAGCAAAAGAGTTAACAAATGCGCCTTTCGATCCTAGCAGTCCTGGTTCAGATATAGGCCCCCCAGACAACGATAATCAGCCTAGTTTGGCCGTGCCACCAGCAGCGTTAGGTTTTACTGCAGACGGGGGTTACTCACAAATTATTCTTGGGTGGGATCTACCTAACTATTCCAATCACTCCCTGACTGAGATTTGGCGACATACGTCAAATGTGCTGGGTGATGCTCTGCTTGTTGGCGTGCAGATAGGCACGGTATACATAGATCCAGTAGGTGAGTCTAAGTCTTTTTACTATTGGATTCGCCATGTGAATAACAGTGGTGTAGTAGGTCCTTTTAATGCTAGTTCTGGAACGCAAGCTACTACGGCAACGAACACGCAGGCGCTGCTCGACGAGCTTGAAGCAAGTGTTCCGGCGGCGGCATTTGCATCAGAGATTGAGCCTGTAGGCGTAGTAAACTCTTTGCCTAGTACGTCGGGTTATACAGGCCCGCGTTTGGTTGTACTTATTGCCGATGGCAAGTTGTATCGACTGGTAGGCGGAGCATGGACTAAGGCTGTTTCTGCGTCAGATGTGACTGGGCAGATAACGGGAGTGCAAATTGGTCAAGATGCAATAACTGCCCCTAAAATTGCAGCTAACGCAGTTACAGCAAGTGAAATTGCAGCAAACGCTGTTACGGCTAACGCAATTGCAGCTGGGTCTATTACTGCTGGTGCGATTGCAGCTGGTGCGATTAACGCGCAGAACATTATTGCTGACGGCGTGATCATTGGCGACAAGATTGCTGGAAATACCATCCAAGGCAGCAAGATTTTGGCGGGAACTATTGTTGCTGATCGGTTAGCCACTGGTTCGGTGACGGCGGATAAAGTAAATACCAATCAAATAATTACCTTTACGGCAAACATAGCTGATGCAGTCATTACTGCTGCGAAAATTCAAAATGCCACCATAACAGCCGCGAAAATTGGAACAGCTGAAATAGATACGTTGCGTTTAGCAGGCAACGCTGTGACTGTTCCAGAAGGTGATTCAGCAACAATAAACGTGAACTGCGGAAACTCTTTTGTTTTTTTAGACAGCCAGCTAAATTACTTATCAACGTGGGAATCTTACGCTGTTCCAACGGGGTTGATAATTGGCGCTATGGCTCAGTATGTTGGAACGAATACTTCTCTTCAGGCCAGCGGAAACGCCACTGCATACGTCAAAATGACTATTGAGTGGCGGACCAATACAGGCACTTATATTTTAAGCACTTCTGATGGAGATAAAACGATTGGAGTAACTTCTGTACGCAAAACCTTTGGTGGAGCGGCTGTAAGCACAACATTTCTTACCCCGCCCTCATGGAGCAGAGGAGCGCGAATGCGTATACAAGGAAGAAATGAGCATTACAGTGACGGCGCAACAACAAGAAAAGCCTCAAAATATGGATATTTTGTGTTGGCGGCTAAGCGATGATTAGGGCGGCTGTTTTTTACAATGACTCTGGGGAGATTGTTTCTTGCAAAACAGGAAGCGAAGGAGGGATTTACCTCACGGCAGAGTCGTCTGTATTTAACCACATTTTCTTTGAAGATGTTCCTGACACCGACCATAAATATGTCGAGAATGAGCAGTTGGTTGATATGCCAGCTCAGCCCAACGAGTTTTATGAGTTTAATTTCTCTACGAAGTCTTGGGATCTGGACTTCTCTCTTGCTCAAGAAGACAAATGGCGTCATATAAAAAAGTCGAGGGACGCAGAAGAATTCGGCACTTTCGAATGGAGCGGGCACACATTCGACTGCGACGAAGTTAGTCAGAGGCGTATCCAGGGAGCGGTTCAGCTTGCTGCTTTAGATAACACGACAGAGATGGACTGGACGCTGGCAGATAACTCTAGTCAGACTTTTAACTCTACAGAGCTACAGCAGATTGGGCAGGCATTAGGAGCGCATGTAAACGCCTGCCACGTCAAAGCGCGTGATATACGCGCTCAGATTAATACCGCAACTACTGAAGCTGAGCTTGACGTAATCTCTTGGTAATGACGCAATTTTTGACGCAGTTCATGCAGTAGCATGCAGTAATATGCAGTAGTTCAATGTGTAACATGCAGTACTAAGTAGCGGTAAGTGGTGGTAAAACAACAACTTACGGCAAGATTCCGACCCGAGCCTCCATTCAAATTAGTGTTTGTAAGTCACTGTTTTACAGACATAAAAAATCTTGCTATCGTTTTCCTCGTGCAATGACGCACTTTTGACGCACTTCATGAGGAAGACATGGCATCAATCCGCAATCGGAACGGGCGGTTTTACGCCGAAGTTCGCAAGGCTGGGCATCCAGCGGTTAGCAGAACCTTTGACACTAAAACCGAAGCTCGTCAGTGGGCGAAGCGGACAGAAGCGGACATTGAGTCCGGCGCTTTGCTGGCACGCAAACAGAGATCTGAAAAGAAGACGACGTTCGGTCAGTTGATCGATCGCTACATTGAAGAAGTTCATCCTCTTAACAATTTTTGCGAGTCCAAACTTTCTACTTATCGATTGACGCAACGCGAAATCGGTCACTACAAGCTGCATGAGATTACAGTAGAGAACGTGCTAGCTTACGGGCGGCAGCGCAGGCTTGGTACAGACGACAAGAAGGGTGTAGCACGAAGCACGCTTAATACTCAGCTTCAATATATGGCGGAGCTCGTCGAGTTTGCTCGCATATCATGGGGCATGCCTTTTGAAACAAACCCCGTGAGAGACGCGCGCTACGCTCTCGCAAAGATGAAGTTGGTGGGTCCTAGTCGCAAGCGTGCACGTAGGCTCGCCGCTGGTGAGTACGAAAAGCTCATGGAAGCAGCCAAAGGGCACTGGATTTCACACTTCATTGTTATTGCCGTTCACAATGCTATGCGTCTTGCCGAGATTCATCGGCAGACGTGGGAAGACGTGGACTTTGAGAATCGCACGCTTACCATTCGTGATCGTAAAGATCCGCAAGAGAAAGAAGGCAACGATGAAACAATCCCCATGCTCCATGAGACATGGACCCTGCTTCATGGTCTATGGTTGTGCAGCAAGCAGCGCGGAAGAGTTTTCTGCCAGGTTGCTACTGCGGGCGCTGTGTCAGATAAGTTTGCGGATGTAGCGGAGCTGGCGGGTTTTGGGGATTTGCACTTTCACGATCTTCGGCACGAAGCGTGTAGTCGTTTGTTTGAACAAAAACTAACGATAGAACAAGTAGCGCTGGTGTCCGGCCATAAATCTTGGGACACACTTAAACGCTACACTCAACTAAAGCCTGGGCAAGTTCTTGCTGCTATAGAGGACAGTTAGTCATTTTGGACTCTAAAAAAGCTGCGACTTCTGGGGTAGGGAACAGGTATTTCTTCCCGTGTTTTATGTGTGGCAGATCGAGTTTGCCCCGGTTTATTTGACTGTAGACCGATCTAGTTTCTACTTTTAACAGACTGGCTATTTCTGGTAGGTCCATAAAAGGACCATACTTGGTTACTAGCAGCTCTTCCATAACTCAGACTCCTCAATTGCTCTTGCTTCGCAGGTCCAAGTTGATCTGTCGCCGCGAGTGATTACGCCTTTAACGCACATAGAGGGCAAAATTGATCGTGAGGTCCAGAATACGTTGCGGTGTTCTAAATTACTTCTGCTCCAAATTCGCAGTATGGCTTTTTTGGAGTGCTGCCAAATAACGCTCCAACTAGTAATCCTGTGTAGGTGCTTCATTTTGTTGCTCCATCGTAGAGGTTATGAGTTTGTTTAAGTACCAATTTGCCTTGTTAAGGTCTTCGAGGGGTTTGCTTTTGTATTGATATCGCCAAAGATATTTCAGGCAGTTGCCTTTGCAATATCCTTGGAATTCAATAGGAGACATGGATGCTTCGATTGCAGTGATACACTCGATGCTGCCAATGTTGTAGTGGGGAGGGTTTTCTACTGCGTCTGACATTGCTACCTCATGTAGTCATTAGACCCACTAATAATGATACATGTCATGCGACAGTGCAAGATATTAGCTGAGATAATTTAAAATTAATTAATAATGTAGGTGAGTAGTGGCAGCAGCTTGGCTTCTAGTTCGTTGTTAGGTGGGCATTCGCTGATTTTTACTGCTTCAAGCGGGTCGCTATTTTTACGTTTGATGATATAAAATTCTGGTACGCGACCGGGCGTTAGCCTGGGAGTTTTTAGTTTGAACATATTTGAGCACAGCGTCATTTGGCCTTTGAAGCCTATGGGGCGCAGGTCTTTTTCTAATCTAATAGCGCAGATTGCTTTGTAGTTTTCTTCAGCTACGGTTGCGACTATTCGTCTTCTATACGTAACTTCTGAGTAGTTGGCTGGTGTCTTGGGGTGAATGTAAAGAACGGGGACTTTAAAACGGTCAGCTTCTATTGGGTTAAAGTTGGGGTCAATTTCGTGTGGGTCAACTTCAAGGAAGTTTGCTAGCTTCGCTATAGCTTCGCAGTTTAGCTCCGTTATGTTGTTTAAGTATTGACTAAACGCGCCTTGCGTCCACCCTAGTTTCTCTGCAGCCTGGGCTTGTGTTATTTCTAAGTCAAACTTTTTACTTTCCCAAATCCTTCGGAGATTTATTACCGCTTTTGGCAGGGTTCCCATGTATATATCCTCCTGACATACACGTCGTTTCTATGTTCTTGGCGATTTCTTTAAAAGTAATACCTCGTCTTTGTAGCTCGCCGCTATTGAGAGGGCTATTAATTAGGCTAGGGTCAATAAGCGCTGCGTGCTTGCCCCATCCAATTATTAGCGTGGTTAATTGTCCGTAGTTTTGCATCTTTGTCAACCATATGCGTTGTTGTTCTGTAGTGCAATAAGTGACAATTGTACTTTCTCGCTTTGGAAGTTTGATGTACTTGTATTCAACCCATAAGGAACCGGCGGGTCCACAATAGTAAGCGTCGGGAACGCCGCCGGTATATGTATCGTGGATTTTCCATCGATACAGTTCAGCTGGAAGGTGCCGATGCACGGCTTTTATGAAGCCGTGCTCGTTCACACAAGCTTATTTATCAAACGGTGTATTTGCATACTGCTCGTAAATAGCTATTGCGCTTTCGTAGTCTTCTTTTGTAGCCCAGCCTGCTTTGTCGATCTGGATGTTTTGGTATCCAGAGCCGCCTGTTGCTTTAGAGGCTACAACTACCGACTTTACGTCCCACACAGTGGCAAAACGGTCGCCGCCGATGTTACGAAGGTTGGTGTTCCAGAGCTTAGAGATCTTAGCTTTGCTCTTGTTTAGATGGAACATGACAGGTTGCTCAGCTAGTTTGCCTGTTTTGGCATCCTTCATAAGCACCATATGCGCGTGGTTCTCAAAGATCTCATAGTTATCTTTGTTAGCATCTTCGCTGTTGGCTAAGTGCTCGTGAGCTTGCGCTTCCGTCTCGAAATGGTACGCACGATAGTCAGAGACTTGCGCGCCGAAGGAGGGCTTTACTGTCCAGTAACACAAGACAGTAATGTTGAGACAGGTGAACCCTTTCTCAAATCGCTCTCCAGTGACGATGTTGCGGAAGTCACCTGGTCGCCAGTCACCGTCACCTTCTGCCACTACTTTTGACATGGGGTGGATCTGTACAACTTGTGGAATAATGATGTTGTTGCCAACATTCTCGTTACCCCGACCAATACCTTCAAAAGTATCTTTGAGGTGAGCTGGGATTTTGTCTGAGATAATTGCCATATCGTTCATGTTTAAGTTTCCTGTTTTCTATTAAGTAATTCGCATTAATATTTTGCGAAGATCGCGTTGCTCCACACCAGGTATATCAACGCCTAGAGCCCACAGTTCTCTGCATGCGGTACTCGACAAACGACGTTGCATAATTTCGAAGTTCTTAGTTTCACTAAGCCAATCGAAAAACTTGTCCCAATCGACGACAGTTGGCACGGTCTCTTCTTTTATGGAGACGGATGCGGCGTCATTGGCTGCTTTGGTTTGACCTGTACCGTCTAGCGTTGAGACGAGCCTGTAGTCCAGATCACTTTTTTCTTGATTGAGTTCTTTTAGGCGCGTGTTGATTTCGTCTATGGCTTTTTTATTGGCGACGCGCTCTTCAATGAGTTCACCTAAATTCATGCTGTTTTCCTTAGTTCGTTTAGTCTGTTTAGTACGTTTAGCAAGTCTTCCATTCGCCCAAGCTTTGTCTGCAGTTTTTCGTAAACGTCAGGCTCCCAGGTATCGCGGGCTGCAATTTGGATAACCTCGGTCTTGTTGGTTTGACCGGCACGGTAGATCCGTCGATTAAATTGCTGGTAGTGCTCAGCGTTGTAAGTGGGTGACGCCCAGATAACCGATGTGGCTCGGGTTAGAGTGAGACCATGTCCGGCGGATTGTGGGTGCGCGAACACAACTTGCAGCTGACCAGATTGCATATGGTCAACAATGTCTTTGCGTTTGTTGGCTGGGGTGCTGCCATCGATGAATGCGTACTTGATGCCAGCTTTGTCAACGAGCTCTGTTAGCTTTTCGCGCTCATGCCGCCAGTTGAAAGCAACTAGCGAGTGGTCGCGTGCTTGTATTAGGTCTAGCACTAGCTGGTATCGTGCATCATGCACCACGAGAGCTGCACCATTGTCATCGTAAACAGCGCCAGAACAGAGCTGTAGGAGCTTTTTAACCTTGGCACCAGCATGGATAGCGTTAACTGTGCCTTTGCCGGTATACAGCACTGAGTCCTCTGCTAGCGTGTTGTATTGCTCCAGTATCTTTGGCGGCAGATCGACGAGCATGGTGTGGACTGACTGTTCTGGCATGTCCAAACACTTTTCAAGCTGATACCGCACGTTAATGTCTTTGATAGCTGCAGCAACCATTTCCTGAGCTTCAGGTTTGTCTTGCCAAATGTTGGCATAGCCGTTGAACACTGGGCTGCACACTTCATTACGGAATGCAAAGAAGCGATGTCCTAAGCGCTCGCCACCATCTATAAGGAAAGTGGGGTGCCATATGTCTAGTATGGTGTTGCTATTTGGTGTGCCAGACATTGCAATGCGGTATTCGAACTTATTGGCAAGCTTAGCCATGGCTTTGCTGCGCTGGCTGTCTTTGTTTTTGAATGCAGTAAATTCGTCAATACATAGAGTATCGAAGTCATCGAGCAGATGATCGTTTTTAACTAGCCACTTAACGGCGTCGTGGTTTGTGATGACAATGTCTACGTCTTCTTTGAATGCTTGGGCACGATTACGGGCATACGCGAGTGTGTACTTTAGACCTGGCTGGAACTTTGTGCAGTCGTCTCCCCAGCTGGCTCCAAGGATACTGAGGGGTGCGATGACGAGAAGCTTACCTTTACGCCGCTTAGCGTAAGCGTCGAGTACAGAGCGTGTTTTGCCTGTGCCTGGATCACTTGTGACGAGAACTCTGGGATTATTGAGGATGAACTGTGTGGTTGCGTCTTGATGCTCAAATGGCTTTTGCATGCTTTATGTCTCATGTTTATTTTCCAATTACTTTCAATGTTTTTTCAGGCACTTCGACAATGACTTCTTCGGGGTCAGGGTCTTCGCCATCGATGTATTCGTCAGCAGGAGTTAGTTTTAAAAGGAGAGTGCGGCCATCCCATTCGTAGTCATCGAGGTGAAGCTCGACTTTGATCCGCATGTGTCCTCCTGACGGTTATGTATTAGCCAGACTAATACTAGTGCTCGAAAAATACAACCCTTTGGTCGCGAGATTCCCAACAAATAGTGCATTCAGCGCAGCTATTTAAGCGTTTTGCTTGCTCAGGGCAGGGTGTATCTGTTCTGCCAAAGGTGTAGTCATCAGGTCTTCCTTTGACGACTCGCGTGCTAAAAAAAGTAGAAGTATCATCTGAAAAGCGAACACGGCATTTCTCCTCGTATTTACGGTTCATTTTTACTATGGCGTAACCAGTCTCAGAAAAAGATCTCTGATGTGTGTAGCCGTAGATGTGTAATGGTTTGTATTTTTTAAGCATGCTGCGCCACCAGCCAACGTACTCCGTGCTGTGAAAGTCACCTAGTACATGCAGCCGAATCACGAAACCTGCTTCATGCTTCATGGCAAGAGATGCTATCTGCTGCTCTAGCATTAGATAGAAGTCTGGATGAGCATGGTCATAGCGCAGCGCGAACGGCATGTTGTTGCCGTAGCAGTTATCCCATTGCTCGCAATGAGCCGGACAAGAATTGCGTTCTTCTAAGGTCAGTGAGTACATAGGGTGACCTTTCCATTTCCCTTTGGTTATCTTGTTACCGAGCTTCTTGTTGTTTTTTCCCGGCTTTAGCATGTTTAGCGCGGGCGGCTTGACGCTTTTTAAGTATCTTGTTCTCGATCGGCTGCTTGGTGACTTTAGCTTCACGGCGATTGATGTCATTACATATTTCCTTTGCTAGTTCGCTTTTAATTTTTCGATCGTATTTATCAACAACTTTTATATGTCCTGGCTTGAGCTTGTAGGTTGACCAGAAGGCTGCTTCTGGTGGGTCTGTTGCGAGCTCGTACTGGATGTGTGTTCCGTCTGCTCTGACGAAGAAGCATCCGGTGATTCGTCCTTTGCTGTTGAGCATTGTGCTTCTCTCTTTTTTTGTATGGCTTTGATAAATAGAAATACTTCTATTGCTGTTAATAAACGTGACAGCCAGATCATTCGTCTTTCTCTAGTTGTAAGCTGATTACAACGACTAGCGCTAAGAGAAAAAAGATTGGTAATACAAAGGTGGTGACGCTTATAAACATTAAATAGATGCTGTAAAAAAGCACGAAAGAGCAGCCAGCTATGCCAATGTACTGCAGTGTTTTGGTTAGTTTTTTCATAAATACCTCAGATAAAAAAAGACCCCGCATAAGCGAGGTCAATAGGAGTTACTTAGTGGGACTAGTGTTAGTTACATGTAACTATAACTTGACCTTGGGCGTTTGCTGTTGCTACGCAACCTTTCTGTTCAGTTGCCATTATGTCTTTCCATACTAGATTGCTAGCAGCTGAGTAATTAAGCCAATTGGAGGTGTTTGCGACCAACCCATTGATCCCAGCAATACCTACGTTTCCTGTAGAGTTAAGACCCGCAGTGCCCAGGCTAACCGCAGAGTTAAGACCGGCAGTGCCCAGGCTAACCGCAGAGTTAAGACCGGCGGTAGCAATGGATGTATTAGCGTCAAAACCTGCCTTGCCAAGATCCGTCAAGCTAGTCATGCCTGTAGTACCGAGTGCGACCATGCCATTAACGAACGGCGTGTAGTCCACATTGCCCATCGCAGTCATACCCGCCGTAGCAACGTCACCAGTGATCTGGTTAGATGAAACGAATGAGCCGTATAACGCCTGCTGGTTAGCTGACTCTGCAGAAATACGTGCAAGATCAACCTGAGAGTTGTATTTTGCCATTGTCTTAGTGGAATCAGTCTGCATCCACATCATTCCAAGGTTACTTATAGGCGCAGCTAATATTGATGCCCACTGAAAAGCCTGTGACTGTTGTGGTATTGGCGTAATAGTGGGTGTTTGTGTAAGTGCAAGTGCCATAACTGCAGCGCTGGCTGCTTGCCCGTCACCAGCAGAGGCTATTGCTGATAAGGCGTCAAACTTAGCTTGTGAAGCAGCAGCATTTGCCTGGGCAGCAGCTTCTACTGCTTGATAATACTCGGTAGTGCTTGACGCACATCCAGATATTAGTAGCGTTGCTGCAATTCCAGCTAATACTTTTCGGTTCATGACTAACCTCCGTTGTTAGCTAATACCCCATTCACATTCGGGATTATCGCCTTTTCCATAGGAGCACCATCGACATGCTGATTTTGAGGGCGACGGCTCAAAGTCGAATTCACTTGTCATGCGAGTTGCGCGAGCGTGGAAGCCAGGAAGAAACTGTGTTGCTTCTGCTCTTGTAAAGGTTTTGATGGTTGTTTCACCTTTGTCTAAGTACCACAGTTCGGTTTGTACAAACTCAATTGATGGGTATCTGACAAAAGTTGCAATGGCATAAAGTAAAGCCTGCTGGCTGTGACCAATCTCATTGCCCCATTTTTTGCCTGTCTTGTAGTCAATGACTCGTGCGCTTTGTTCGTCTTCTCTTACTAAAGCGTCGAGTTTGATACGAGCCCAAGTTCTACTTTCCATCCATCCACATATTTCCCATTCTTCTGTAAAAGCCCAGTCACCTTCGAGTTCTACTTTTGCTTCAGCAAACAATGCTCGTAGCGTTTCGAAGTCATCCTTAAACTTTTCTAAGTTACTTGGGAATTCACCTAACGTGCCGTTTACATAGTCTTCAGCTTCTTGGTGTATTTGCGTGCCTCGATCTGCAGCAGGGCTTGAAGGCTCTTTAATTTTTTTGACACGAGACAGAAACGTGCGGTGAGGGCACTCTTCAAATACTTTAAGTGCTGAGTATGACCATGCACGGACAGGGCCTAAAGGTGGCTTATCTGACATGATTTTGTCAGCGTCAGGGCGAGTCGATTGTGTCTTGGCAACGGTCATATTGAAGTCCGACATAATGTCAGGTATTAGTGTAACTAATTAGCACGGGTACGCAAGAGCGCATCGTCTTCATTAGTGAAATAAGCCTTAATAATCGACTGTAATTGCATCTGATTAGCCTTCCAGTCCACAACTACGCCGCGGATGGGGTGTGCGTCACGGCCTGCATCTGCTGCTCGTTTGCGTTGCACAGACACACGGTTTCTTGTTAATCGCTTTTTAAAGTCAATCGGTGACAGAGGAGGGCGTGCTTCAGTTAGTACGTTGAATACGACTCGTAGTGCATCAGTAGGGATGATGCTGTAGTTTTTAGCGTGAGCATCTGCAACCCAGCTTTTAACAAAGCGTTGCGCTGCGTCAATTTCTCCTGAGTTCATAACATTTGTAATGCGTATATCTAATACGTCGTTGAACCAATCTAAAGATCCCTCTCGCAGTGCTTGGCAAAACTCTTCGAATACGCTGAGTGATGCAGTCTTCATGAGTCGTTTTGCTTCGTTGTCTACTGGCATTCGCACAAGCGATTCGTTGTATGCAAAAGTTTCTAGTGCTCCAGCGAAATGAAGCAATTCTTTTGGGATATTTTTGAACTCCGTTACTATTTCTGGGTGCTTATCTAGCAGTTTTTCTTCTTGCCGAGGCGCGATGTTGTATCGTCTATCGCCAGGCTCGATGCGAATTGCGTCTACATGGTTCGTCAAAAATATAAAACTGGTGTAGTTTGGGACTTCAACTTGGTTCGATCGCATGCGTCGAATTGTTACTGAAGGCTCAGTGATTTGATTCTTTAGCTTGTTTGCGACCTTTTGTGCAGCTGTGCTGCTTGCCATATGAAACTCATCTACTACACACACTAATGCGCGCTGCAGGTATGAGTTAAATTGCTCTTCAAGGTTTTCTAAAGTTTTGACGGGAGCTTGTTCTTCACCGAACAATGGACGAAGTACTTGATAAGCAAACACGCCTTTCCCGGTGCCAGGCACTCCGCTTAGTACCCAAGCAGTTTTTGCTTTTTCTTTGGTTTGATAGATGTAAGCAAGCCAATTGAAGAAGCGTTCTACTTCTTGCTGTCCATCTCCGAGGATGTGCCGCATGAGTTTAAAAATAGTGGGGCATTTGTTTTCTATTGTTGTTACATAGCCAAGCTCGATGGGGGCTTCAGGTGTAATGGCGTTGTTCATATACATTGTACGTTTGAATGTGTTGATGCGGTAAGGCATCGTAGATAAATCGACGGTCGGTCCAGTGTTTGTTGGATCAAATGACATGTCTGCATCTGGTACAAAGTCTGGGGCAGGGCGTCCATGTGTTCTCATAAAATCTTCAATCGACTGTCGCGATGTAGGCTTTAGCACCTCAAACTCAGTTATGTTTGGGTTGTAAATACCGTTCCAATACGTGTCAGTATTGAAGTCTCGGAAGACAACTGGATATTCTGGTCGGCCTTCTTTTTCCATCTCGCTAGCAAACGTGTCGAAGATCGACTGATAGAAATCGCTGTCGGCTTGTTCAATGAGAAATATTGGCTCGCCCTTAAAGTTGTGCATATAAATCGGGTTATCAAGATTGAACCAATACGCTTTGCTATCGCCGCCGTTTATGTTGCAGCGGATGTACGGCGCGTTTGTTGTATCTGCAATCACAATAGACATGCGGTCTGGGTTTAACAGCACTTCTTGGGGTTGCCGATCGATGTCCATTACTTTGATTTTTTCAGTAACCTTTTTAAGCCCGCTGGTTTCTCGAAGCTTGTTCTTGATGACTTGGCTTCTTTCATAAACTTGTTGAGGGCTGAGATTTGCAACAAGTGCAGCAAGCTGCAGCTGATCGTGTTGTTTGCTAACTAATACAATTCGATCGTCCGCACTGTTAAATGGATCGTTCTTATTGTCGGTAAAGGTTGGGGGCGCGATAAAGATAAGTTTGCTGTTGTCGGCTACTGATATATCAAGCGGGTACTTTAGAGACTGTCCGTTAACGCTTAGCTCTAACTGATCTGCGAATAACGTAGTCGTGTAGTTAACGTGCTGCAGCCAAAGCTTGATTGTTTTTGCAGCTAACGGTACATCCAGCATCATAATGATGTGCATGCTTATTGCGTCGTTTTTAAAGCCTATGCTTGATGAGGCTTGTGCTACGTAGCTTACGTTCTGCAACTCAGCTGGCATGCATCTCATTAATGCTTCAGCTATTTGCTTGAACTTCTCACTGTCAATATTCCAGTAAGGCGCAAAGCTGCTGCCAGGGATCTTTATTCCGTCGAAGTCTAAAACCAATAGTCCGCTTGGCGATGCTTTGTCACTTGCGCCTGCACGGCTTTCTTCTATTAGTTCTCGCTTGAGGTTGCCTTTTAGTAAACAGTTTCCAATAGCTGCGTTATCAACAACCGAGCTGTACAGCTCGTCTATTGACGTTACGTCATACTGATAGGAGTTTACTTTTTTGACGTGTGGGTAGGGAGTAAATTTATTTTCACCGTCGTAGTGTTTGCTCAGTCTAAGGGCCGTTGGCAGCCCCAAGATAAGTAACCTTCATAGTTTAGATTAGTCCCGCTAATATGGTTAGGCAGACTTTTTTTTCCCGAGGCTCTCGGGTTATTTCTACATTAGAGTCTGCTTCGAATACGATTCTGACTTGGTTTCGGTCTATCCGACCTACCGTCACAGTGGCGACATGCTCACCATCTTTTGAGAGAGTGACTTTATCGTTGACTTTCCTTGTCAATACGAGTCGTGACATATCATTTACTGTAGTTATGGGCGTATCCCCCTTCGGCGTCTAGTGGCAAATCCTTTGCCCAGTTCGGGGGTGTACACAAGATATCAATTATAGAATTCATTGTAGCATCAGGGTTAGTATTTGGGGCAACTATTACCACTTCATCGTGAACTGTTAGTGCGACTTGGCCCTCGGTTAATTCATTTTTCAGTTTAAGCATTGCGTCCGTAATTACGATTCTAGACAAAGCTTGGACGACGTTCTCAGTCAGTCTTCCGCCATAAGTCTTCTCTCTTCCGTTCCTGCCTGTATATACTAATTGTCCTCCTTCGTTTTTTAAGTCCATATATTTCAATGACATAGCGTTTGGAAGTATTATTTCGTTATTAGTAAATTGTAATATTGAGTAATCTAGAGTGCCGCGTTGCTGTAGCGACATAGCCAAGAAGTTTTCTAGGCGTTTCCAGAGTATTGGGATTTTGTAATAGGACTGTCGATATTTTGTGACTACGCCCGCGGCCTCGCTGTCTGAGAATTGCAGAGACGGACCAGCTGCTCCGGCGGCAAGTGTTGCTTGGAACTTTTTTGCGCCCATGCCATAACCAAGACCGAGGATTGCAGTCTTACCTACAAACCGCTCGGTAGGGTGTTCTTGCTTATTAATCGGTCTGTTGTACACCGCGGCAGCAAAGTTGCTATAGATGTCTTCGCCATGAGCAAATTGCGCTAGCAAGTCGTCTTGACCAGCAAGCCATGCGAGCATGCGAGCTTCGATGTTGCTCAGATCAGCGACATAAACAAGGTGGTCATCGGGAGCAATCAAAGACTTACGGAGTTCACTACCTCTAGGTAAGTTCTGTAGGTTGAGTTTGTCTGTGCCTCCGAATCTTCCCGTATGGGCTGCGTAATATCGTAAAGGAGCGGGCAGGGTATCAGTAACAGGATCAGCTGCAGCCAGGAAACGTGTTGCTCTTGTTTCGTTTATTCTGGATTTTACTGCTACTCGACCGGCCCATATGTGTTTGTGCTCTGGATACATTGCACACATTTGCTTCCAGCCAGCGTCGTTCTTGCCTAGTGCAGGTATTACTTTGCCTGTCGTTGGGCTTACTTTAGTTGGCGCAGTGATATCAAGGTCTTCTTTGATTGCAGCAGTAAACTTTTGGTTTGAGGCAAGTACCTTTCTACAATAGCCACTGTTGCTGATTGCTGTCTCACCAGCCATGACTTCTGTTTCATGGTACATGGTGAGCCGTTCCCTATCTATTTTCAGGACTGGCTCGCAGAACATGGTAGTTGTCAGATCTATAAGATCTAACTCGCTTTGTGGGTAGCCCTCTATTAGCTGTTTGAAAATAGCGTAAGTCAAAGCAACGTCTTGCCTGCAGTAACCAGCTATTTCTTCTTCTATATCAGGTGGCAGATCGTAAATACCTTTGGCATTTACCAATTCAGTGCCTTTCCGCATAGTTTCGTCGTCTGGGAAACAACGCTCGCTTGTTGCTCTAAGAGAAGCTGTCTGTCCCGGCCACCATCCCCGTGCCATTGCTGCGGTGTCGTAGTAATAGGCAGGTTTGATTTTGTAATACTGGGTCAGTATGAAGCCATCAAACGGAGTGTTGTGGCATAAAAGGGCAGTGTTATCCCAGTCGAACTCTGCAAGCGCAGCTTCAACTTCGTCTTCGGGCACCCAGTATGGTTCGTCTGCGTCTACTTGGAGGCCGACACCCCACACTTTAAACATAGGGTGTCTGATGTATTCCATCGTAGAGATCTTTTGTAGTGAAACTTGTGTGTCGTAGTAAGTCTCAAAATCAAGAGTTAGGAGCGTCTTGCTCACTTTTTCTACCTCGTATTTTGCGCGGGATAAATTCAACCGCGTCTTCATCCCATGCACTAGCGTGCTTAGGCATTTGTTTGATTTTTCCGCCACGTTCTAAAAACTCTTTGGTGTCTTGTGCTATGCGTATGCGGTCTAAAACATTCTGTTTTAACTTGTTAGGTTGTTTCCCACTCATCTGTAAAAACTGCTAGCCCCCGTATGAGTGGGTAATCTTCGGAAAAATGTATCCACTCAATGTTGTTGC